GGTATGGGCGCTGAACAGCACGGCATGCAGCAGGATCAGGCTGATCACGCGCGACAACCCCAACTGCCGCGCCTTGAGAATGATCAGCATCAGCGCCAGTTCGGCGAGCTGCATCTCGGCCAGGATGGAGAGAAAAATCTGCTGGCTGATCCACGGCTCCATGCGCACCACGCGGTCTTCTTCGTTTTTGATCCAGCAGTAGCGGCTCACAAAATAACTGAAATCGGCGCGGCACAGGATGCGCTCGTTGCGGATGAGCTGGACTTCCTCGGGCGCCAGGGTCTCGCGCCAGCTCTTCTCCGGATCGCGCGTGCTGCGCAGGACGCCATCGTCGAGCTCCACCAGGCTGTTGAAGTGGGCCGTGAGGCGTTCTGCTTCCAGAACAGAATGGCGCTCGGGAGTGAAGTTCCCCTTCTCGCGGCTCCACCTTTCGAGCGTGCCGTCAATGATCTTCGGGTGGAACATCCTTCACCAGAAACGGCGCGTCATCTGGCGCGTCCAGGCGCGACATCTCGATGATCTCGTCGTCCATCGATTTGAGTTGCGCCGCCGCGTGTCCGTTGAGTTTGATCGCGCCGGCCTGCGCCGTGGGGTTGTTGATGATATTGATGGAGGCGCCCTTCTTGTCAGGCAGGGAACCGGTGAGGCGGAAAAACAGCTCGCGGTCGCGGCTGCACATCGGCAATCTCGCAAACTCAGCGGTCGCCATCAACACCTGGGGATGCGCCATGGCGCTCACCATGCTGCTCTCCGCCGCCTTGGCCTCCCACAGCATGCGGCACACCGCGCCCACCAACTCGCCCGGCGAGACATTGGCCAGCTCGCACAGCTGCTCCGGCCAGTGGTTGCGCCGGTCGCGCGGCGTGAGCGACAGATAGCAGTCGCGGTAACGGGCCATGTCAGGATCGCCGTTGCGCGCCGCCAGATCCACGTACTCGATGTAGTTGCGCCACATAGGACGCACATGGCGGAAGGCGACCGAAAGGGGACTGCGGGCGGTGAGCGGATTGTATTTCCTATCCTCGGGTATGGTCAGCGGTTTCGGCGGCAGCGGGGGCGCCGGAGTCTCGATAGGCTCGATGGGATCGTTCCGCTGCGGCAAAGATCGCGCGCCAGTCTTGCGGCGCTTCCCAGGCTTCGCCATAGATGCTCCTTTGCTCCTCCTCCCAGAGTTGTAACGCATGCGCGAAGGCTTCTGAACCAGGCGCCACCCGATAGCGCTCGGCGAAGGCCATCTGCTCCTGCGCCATGCGTACGTGGTCTTCCTGGGTCACGATATGCAGATCGTCGAGCGTGGCCTGCTGCACAGGAAGATCGGCCGGCGGCGGAGGGAAGACCAGCTTCTCCAGCAGGAAGACCAGCTTCTCCAGGTTGTCGGCTACCCGGCTCAGTTCGACGTGGACTTCAACGAGCGTCATCGGCGGCCATCGCAAATTTGGGTTCGTTGATCCCCGGCTTCCAGCTCGGCTTGAGCGAAGCCACCTGCTTCTCCAGATCCGCGAGACGGCGCTCCAGCGCCTCGACGTTCCCCAACACTTCCACATTCCGGGCGGGGAACGAGTTCACCAGAAACGAGCCCTCGAAATGGAAAGCATACAGTTGCAGCGAGCCGTCGGGCCATTGCCCGATCACCACTGCCGCGAGCCAACGGACTTCCCCTTCCGCGCCGCGCCAGTTGGGCGCCTGGAAACGCACGATGGTTCCGATTTCCACTTATTTCCTCCCGAAGTGCCAAGCGTCCCGGTTCATGTGGCCGGAACGCAGACCGGCGGGGCCCTGATCGATCTTGGCCACCGTGGCGTTGGCGCTGGTCGGCATGCCATCGATCTGGCCGCTGCCGGTGCGGCTGATTTTCAGTCCCGGCATGCCCTCGACTTCGCGGCCGTCCAGCGCATACTGATCGCTGATGGCGACCTGTCCTCCCACCTCGCGCGGTCCGCGCGCCGGCTGCGGGATCGGCAGGCCGTGCATTTCGCGGATCTGGTCGGGCGGATGGCCGCCGGGAACCGGGGCCGCCGTATCCACGCTCTCGGCGGTGATCGTGTCCACCAGACGCGGCTCGTCGAACACCACGGTCAGCGTATCGCCGAGATTTAAAGTTTCGGGGGCAGGCTGGTCGCTCCAAATCTCAAGCCTTACCTGCATGGTCATGCGCACACGCGGCAACGTAATGTGCCGCTGGAAGTAGGGCACCTGTTTGACAATCTGCTCGAAGCGGTTCTCCAACACGTGCTTCACTTCCTCGCCGTTTAATTCATTAAATGTCAACATGGCAGGCAGCGGCATTACGTATTCACCTCAATATGAAGCTTGGCAGCAGCCTCGGCAAACACCTGCATCATGCCCTGCGGCGTGCCGGTGCCGGGATAGCTGGCGCGGTAGCGGCGCTCTTCTCCCATGGGCGTGAGGATCGCGCCATAGTTGGTGCAGCTCAGCGGTTCGTTGCCCATGACCTGTCCGATGAAGACCGGCACGGTATTGCGGGGGTCCGCCGAAATGCGGAACTCCACGCTGGTGCCGGGGCAGTGCGGATTGATCTGCTGATGGATGAGTTCCAGCACGCCCACGGCTTTCCCCGCCGGGACGGTAATCGTTCCGGCCACATACGGAATCGGCACACTAGGCTGCGGGAACATAACGGTGCCCTCCGGATCGACGGGAGAACGCGGTCTGCGTGTCGGTTGCATTCATTGCTACTAGCCTCTGACTAGTCTTACCACGATGGTCGCGACGCACCCCTTGGCTCCGCTCGCGCAGGGCGGCGGACCAAGGCCATTGCCCGCGACGCACGGCGGGCCCGCGAGAAAGCGCAGGCCCGTCGTGCCCTCGGGGACCAGCACGAGGTTGTCGGCGGCGAGGGGCGGCAGCATCACCGAGTTCGGATCGTTGACCGCCGGATCGGCGTCGTCGCGGATATACACCGTGCAGGGGCCCAGGTTCAGGATGTTGTAGTAGACGGGGCCGCAGTGAGCCGTCGCCAGCGTGAAGACGTTGCCGTCCGAAAGCGTGATGGTGTTGTAGGTCGTGACGGTGACGGCTTGTGCGGCGAGACTAGCGGTTCCCATTGCTCTCCACCGGCTCCGGCAGCTGCGCCAGCAGCGGTTCCAGCCAGCGGCGCATCACGCCGGGGAGGAACCGGGAGGACGGGAGGTTCAGAGCCCCCTGGATCTGCCGCAGCTCGGCGTCGCTGAGTTCATATTCGCGCACCGGCAGAGTCTTGGTTGGGTTCCAGGTGAAGGCCTCGTTTCCGTTGACGATCTGCGCCACAAATTCAATCGCCTGCTTTTCGTCTTCCTCCAGCGCGAGGCGGTCCATGAGTTTCCACGCGGCCCGCGTATCGTTTACGGTGCGGCATTCCTGCAGGCCCAGCAGGAAGCCCAGGTTGATGCGCTGATTGTGATCGAGAGTAAGCGTCATAGGCTATAGCATTTTGTTTACAACCGATTCCACCGCGCCCTGCAGCGCTTCGTCGGTGACGTTCTTGCCTGCGGACTGCACCGCAGCGTCCATCACCGTGGGCGGCTGCACCGTCTGGGCCGTCATATCCGGCTGCTGGAAGGTCTGCTGCGCCCAGCGCAGACGCGCGTTGTCGCCTGCGGCGGTTCCGGTTTGGTTCATGATGCTGTCGGCGAACTTAATCACGGCGACCTTGCATCGCCCGCGAAACGTTCCGTCCGTCATCAATTGCGCTGATTCTTCGTAGGTCATCTCAAGTCACCTCTGTAAGATTGATAATCGCCTGTCTCAACACACCGTCGAAACCGCGAGCCCAGATCTGTAAAGCCAGATTGCCCGAGATCATGGCGATCGACATTTGACCAGGGTTGATTGAAGCCACATCAAAGTTAATCGGAACGTTCTGAATCACATTGCCCTGTGGCGCGAGCGCGAGTTGGTGGTCCAGCCCATTCGCGCCGAATTCCAGCCGGTAATCGCCGCGCGAGCCGATCCAGACGCGGGTCGGATCAGCCACATAGAAACCGACAGCGGTAACATCGCTCACTCGCAGCCGGTCGTTTTGCGGAATCGCCGTCCCGATGCCGACATGACCCGCCGTATCGATCGAAAACCGCAACAAATTAGCAGGACCGTCGATAATGCCGAAGCCGCCCGCAGGAAGCCAAGCGCCAGCAGAGGAATTCAAGAACCACCTGCGCGTTGCGTTGAAATTTTCGCCTAAGCAGAGATACGTCTCCTGATTAACTGGACCGACGATATGAAGATCTGCAGCCGGGACCTCCGTTCCCACGCCAACTTTCCCTTCCGGCGTAATGAATATGCGGTCAACCAAGCCTGCTCCGGCGCCAGGCCTAGTAGTGAAAGCCAGAGAACCGGAATCCGGCGATACGGCATTGCAACGAATGTCTGCAATTCGTTTGTTCGCGCCAGTGATCGCATAGTTGGCAAAGCCGATACTCCCCATGTAGGCGTTGGAGCTATTCGCATTTCCGGATATCGTCACAATTCCAGTGGCTGCATCAGGTGTAGTCGGTCCTACGATCAACCAATGGTATTGAGGCTCATCGTCTGGCAGAACTGAAGCGTCGTTTCCGATGCCGACGTTGCCCGCCCAGGTGATGCGCATGCGCTCCACACTGTTTGTGTAGAAGCGCGTGTCGGTTGCCGAAAAGATCGCAAAATCAACAGACGAATAGAAGACTCCGGTATGGCGATAGAAAGCTGTCGGATGATTAGATCCGGCTAAAAAGAATTGTATGACTTCATTTACGTCATTGTTGATGGAAATTCCAGGGAATCCAGTCGGCGATGTATCCTGCTGGAGAAATCCATAGCCGTTAATGCCGTTGGATGCGACATAGATGGCATGGGCGGTGCCTGCTCCGGCAGCAATCGCCAACGGAAAACCGGCAATTGCACCCAACCCGATACCGATGCCTCCGGCGTTGTTCAGCTTGTAATTCGCCCCGTCGATATCCTGCAGCCAGGGCGTCTGCGAGAAGCTGCCTATCGGCGCATTGTTGATGGTCGTAATGTTGGAGAGCGCGATGCCGCTCCCGTCGCCGCAGGCGAACGGTACGGTGTTGATGCGGTAGCAACCGGTGGCGTTGACGTCGCCAGCGATATCAAGTTTGTAGGCCGGAGCAGACAGGCCGATGCCCACATTGCCCGCCGTCATGATGCGCATCCGTTCGACGGCCTGCGTCAGAAAAACCAGGGGGCTATTGGATGCGCTGAGGGCAGCCGTCTCTCCCACAGTAGAAGCCGAACCATTCATCACCAACTGCAGAAAATGGCCCTGGTCGTTGACAAGGCCGACCGAAGCATATGCATTGGTCGAAGCATTTCTGATCTGTATTCCGTCCTGAAACCCGCTGGACTGAATGTACACACGCGCTGTAGTAGGAATCGATGCCGTACCCACCCCGATTGCCCACACGTTGTTCAGACTAAAGCTGGCCCCCTCGATGTTCGTCACCCAGGGGCTCTGGATGCACGCCACGTTGGCGCTGATGGTAACGGTCGCCGGCGGGCCGGGGTTCTGCACCAGACTGATGCAGGTGCCGGGAAGCAAGTTGGTGAGATCGGCACTAGGGCCCTGCGGACCAGTAGGTCCCGGCGGACCGGTCGGTCCCAGAGGCCCCTGCGGGCCGGTGGCGCCAATGGGGCCTTCCGGGCCCTGCGATCCCTGGGGACCGACCGGTCCCACCGGCCCGACCGGTCCCAGCGGGCCTTGCGGACCGGGGGGACCGGGCGGCCCGACAATTTCTCCCGCATCCACCCAGTGCGTTCCGTCCCACACCCACAGATGGCCGGTGCTGGTGACGATCCAGGCGTCGCTGACCTCGTTCCCGGTAGTCGGCAAGTCGCTCTCGGTGGGGACGCTGCCCTTGATGTTGACGCCCACGCCCGCCGGACCCTGGATTCCCTGCGGGCCCCTCGGACCCCGCACTCCTTGCGGTCCCTGCTGACCGGCGGGGCCGCGCGGACCCTCCAGACCCTGCGCGCCTCGCGGGCCTTCCGGTCCCTGCTCGCCGCGCGGACCCTCGGCTCCGTCCTCGCCAGGGAGACCGCCGGGTCCGCGAATGGGTCCCCCGTCCACCCACTCCTGGCCGTTCCACACCCAGACATGCCCGTCGTCTTCCGTCAGCCAGGCGTCGCACAGCCGGTTGCAGTCGGTCGGCAGATCGGCTGCGGTGGCCACGCTGCCGCGCAGGCAGACGCCGCTGCCGGCGGCTCCGGGGGGACCTTGGGGGCCCTCGAAACCGGGGATGCCCTGCACGCCGCGCACGCCTTCGGGGCCCTGCGGGCCGCGTATGCCCTGATAGCCGGGCGGTCCCTCCGGACCTTCCGCTCCGCGCAGGCCTTGCGGCCCGCGAATCTCCCCCGCGTCCTGCCATTGCTGGCCGTCCCAGACCCACAGGTGGCCGTCCCGTTCGACAAACCAGCCGTCGCCCGTGCGATTGCCCTCTTCCGGCAGATCGTCCACTTCAGGCACGCTGCCCTGAAACACGACGCTCGTGCCCGGCGGACCCGAGGGTCCTTCGACCCCGCGCGGCCCCTCGATCCCTAGCGGGCCCTGCACGCCGGGAGGACCCTCCGACCCGCGTGGACCTTCCGGCCCCTGGGCGCCCGGCGCTCCCGGCAATCCCGGCGGTCCGGTGATCGGGCCCAGATCCTGCCACTGGCAGCCGTTCCAGAACCACACGTGCCCGGTGTCGATGGCGATCCAGCCGTCGTCTACGGCGTTGCAGCCCATGGGCAGATCGGCGCTGGTCGGGACCGTGCCCTTGATCGCCACCCCGATGCCGGGCGGGCCGCATGCGCCGCGCGGACCTTGCGGGCCGGGAACGCCCGCGATGCCCTGGATGCCGCGCGGTCCTTCCGGACCGACTAGCCCGAGCGGACCTTGCGCGCCGGGGGCCCCGACCGGACCCTCCTCGCCGCGCGGACCGACGGGACCGCGCATCTGGCCCCCATCGATCCAGAGCAGGTTGGTTCCATCCCAGAACCAGACGTGGCCGTCGTCGCTGGTGACCCAGGCGTCGCCGTCCTGGTTGCCTTGCGTGGGCAGATCGTCAAAGTCATCGACGACGCCTTTGACCTCGATGCCCGTGCCCGGCGGACCGGCGGGGCCGGTGGGACCGCCGGGACCGGCGGGGCCAGGGTGTCCCTCGAATCCGGGCGGGCCGAGGGGACCGCGCACGCCTTCTGCGCCGGTGGGTCCCACGGGACCCGCAGGACCGCGCGGACCTTCGCCGGCGCAGCCGCAGCCGGTTCCTTCTCGGGAACCAGCTGGCAGCAGGCCCGGAACGAATCCGCCACCACTGAGCATTGAGTTGACTTTACAACAACACGCCGGTTATCTCTAGTTTCGATGGTGGATTGGGCGGGACGCATCGACGAGTTGATGCATAAGCTAGCCGCCGAACACGGCGTGGACGACCGGGGAGCGGTGGAAGTTTTGCTCAGCGCCCGGATCGCCTGTCCGCGCACCGCCAGCACCTGGTTGATTTTAGAGACCAACTGGTTCAGCCGCGAGTGTCTGGACGCCTGGTTCAGCTTCGGCGAAAGCTGGGTCCCGATCGCTCTGCCCACCTTGCGCGCCCGCCAGCCGTGGCGCAGCATCGAGGAGCAGACCAAGGAGTGGCTGGACAACCCGAGCGACGAGCGTCTGTTCGTCGAGCCGGACTACGAACGCTATCCCTACTTCCACCGCCTGACGCAGTCGCAGTATCTGCTGCAGCGCTGCCTGCGCCTCCGCGCCCTCGCCCGGCGGACGGCCGATCCCTTGCGCTGGCTGGACAAATTGCAGCAGGAGCGGCGCGCCGAGGAACTGGCGGCGCTCACCCGGCATGTGCTCGAGGATCGCGTCGGAGCGCGGCCTGCCGATCCGCCGGCTTTTCACCAGCCGGAGAATTTCCTGTATCACTGCGAGTTGGTGCAGCGTTGCGCGCCCTGGTATACGGACTGGAGCATCCTGGTGCGCGCCTTCGCCTTGATCGCGGTGCGCCGCGCCTTTCTTTTCGGTCGCGTACAAACCGATGCCAGCGACGATCAGGCCATCGCGCGGGTAGCCGCCGATTCCATTCCGCCCTGGATCGCCAAGGCCCTGCGCCGGCTGCTGGACGGCCCCTCCCAAATGCAGACGCTGGAAAACATCATGGGCCTGGAAGAGAAGACCCGCCGCAGCGGCCACGGCGCGTATCGCGAACTGGTGCGCCTCCGGCGGCAGGGCGTGATCAGCTTCGATCGCGCCAAGATGCACTGGACGATCCTCGACCGCCACCGGGAAGGAATCCGGGAATTACTGGATGGCCGCGCCTTCCGGGCGCGCAGCGCCGCCGCCTAAGGGAAAATCCCTGACGTGTATTGCCACTATTCCTGGATAGTAGGCTCGAAAGAGTAAGATAGAAACCGGCAACTCCGCCCACTGCTGTCATTTCATCGGCTTGCCTTTCGCCTGGCGGTAGTTACGCTCCACATGCCGCGCCATCTGCGTGAAACTGACGTGCAGCACCTTACTCAGCTTCCACATGGTAGTTATCGTAGGAGTATGTTCGCCGCGCTCTAATGCACTCACATAGCTGCGGTCCATGCCGATTTCGAGCGCCAACAGCTCCTGCGAGAACACGTCAGTCTTGGTGGCGCGCGGCGGGCGGCGCTGCTGGCGCAGATCATGCACAGCCCGGGCAAAAGCCCGCCGCAGCAGGGCCTCAAAGTCCTTGTCGCTCAAGCAGTTTAGCATGGCGCATGGGGACATAAAACTCCACGGGATAAAACTCCACGGGATAGATCTACCATCAGGTCCGTGCCTCTGGTAGATTTATGACGCAAAATCCCTGTGAATTCAATGTTTATTCACATACGAAATAAAAAAGTCCTGTATCCTCTAGTCATTACGGCCCAAGGACCGGCCCTGCCTTCAGAAGAATCACGTAATGATCACGTGATGATCACGTAACTCTAAGAACCAGCGCAGTTTGCGCTTGACAGTGGACCCCACTTGCGCGATATTCCATATTACGTTTTGATCGCGTTAGTGTAACGTACGGATCGTTTAAGATCGTTTGGTTAAAGTTTTAATCATTCAGCTTTAGCCTACTTTAAACACTTTCGGCCAGATTGTATTTGCTGAAAGGACCATCTCAATGCGCGCAGAAAAACAGATAATTCTCCCCCGGAGCCCAGCCCCGAAAACCAAGCGTCTCGGCGGAGGGCCCCAGGTCCCGATAAACACGTTCAACTATGTAACGCATCAACAGCAGCAAATCGCCATCACCGAAGGCCTCAAGCGGTGTTCACTGGCGACGCTGTTGAACCGCCTCGCCAATGCCAACCTCGACCTCGTCGCGCTTACCCGAATCAAGCCTAAAAAAAGGTTCGCCGTGATCGGCTGAACGGTCCTAACCCCCATTAGTCGGCGTAAGAGGTAGCAAGCTACCGCTAGTAAGGTGAACTATGTCCAGCGAAGTCATTGCCGCCAGTCCGGGCCCGGTAACCCTGCCGGAATTGCGCCGGGCCGTCACCGTGACGGTTGAAGATATGATGCCGGTGCTTACCCTGAGCGACGCCATCCGCCGCCGCAATTTCATGGTCGAGGTGACCAAGACCCTGATGGTCGAAAATATCGACTACGGCGCCGTCCCCGGAACCTCCAAGCCCACGCTGCTCAAGCCGGGCGCCGAGCGATTGTGTTCGCTGTTCGGCATGTCGCCGGAGTCGCGCGAGCAGACCGCGATCGAAGACTTCGATGGAAGCGGCGAGGGCCATGGCGAGCCGTTGTTCTTCTATAAGGTCTTGGTCCGGCTGACGAAGAACGGAATTCTGCTGGGCGAAGGCATCGGCTCCTGCAGCAGCCGCGAAAGCAAATACCGCTACCGGAGCGCCGAACGCCGCTGCCCCAAGTGCGGCACCGCCGCCATCATCCGGGGGAAGGAAGAGTATGGTGGAGGCTGGATCTGCTTTGCGCGCAAGGGCGGCTGCGGCGCCAAATTCAAGGACGGCGACCGCAGCATCGAAAGCCAGCCGACCACCCGGCAGCTCAATCCGGACGTGGCCGATGTGGCGAACACCATTCTGAAGATGGCTTGCAAGCGGGCGCTGGTGGCGGCCGTGTTGCTCGCGACCAATGCGAGCGAGTTCTACACGCAGGACGTGGAAGACATGGAAATCATCGATCTTCCTGCCGCCTCCGCGCCGCCTCCGCCTCCGTCACCGGCGCCGCCCGCCAAGCCGCCCGAGCCGGTAGCCGAAGTCGGGCCGGCGCCGGACGAGGTAAAGGTCATGTGGAGCCAGATGACGAATATTGCCAACATGTGCGCAATCTTCGCCAAACTGAAAGGCTGGCTGATGGAGACCATGGGCCCGGATGCCGGGGAAGCGGAATACTACCGGATCTTGTGGCAGCACGGCCAAGTCAAGCACGCCAACGAGCTGAAGAAGTCGCAGCGTTTAGCGAAGATCACCAGCCGCAAGCTGTGGGAGGCGCTCCAGCAGGCCGATGCGCTGCGCGGCGAACCGCGCCAACGGGAACCGGGCGAGGGCGAATAGCATGTCTACCGGCCTCACCCTGTATGAAATCACGGCCGAACTGGTGGCGCTCGCCGATACGCTCGATCTGTGCGACACCGAGGAACAGCAGGCGGAGTGCGCGGCCGACATCGAGCGCAGCCGGGCTGTGCTGATCCGCAAGGTCGACGACTTCAGCCGCTTTCTGGCGCACCTGGAATCCCAAACCAGGTTGGCTGCAGTCGAGATCGAGCGGCTAAAGACGCTCCGCGAGATACTCTCCCGCAGGCAGCAACGACTGGAGCAGTACGCCGTGCGCGTCATGCAGAACCTGGACCTAAAAAAACTGGAGGGCGATACGTCGCGACTGAGCCTGCGGCAGAATCCCTCCGCCGTCGAGATCACCAACCTGTCGCTGGTGCCCGACGAGTTCACGACGACCGAACACACGGTCGTGCCCGACAAGCGCGCGATCAAAAAAGCGATTGAGAGCGGCCGCGACGTGCCGGGTTGCGATTTGCGTTTTGGCGCGGTCTCACTGGTCCGCAAATGAGTATGGCGCCCATTCTGAAAGCGTGGAAGGAATATGAGGCAGCGCTGCCCGCCGATCTCATCAGCGTGCCGGTGGAAACCTGCAAATGGATGTTCCTGGCCGGCGCGGCAGCGGTCTACGAGCAGTTCAACCTGGCCGGCGCCAGCGATTTGCAGCAGGAGCTGCGCGGGTTGATGCGCCTCGAACTTGAAGGATATCTGCAGAAGGAGGTTTTGTGAGCATGCTGCACTGGATTCTGGAGGCCCTCGCCTTTCTGTGTTTTTTGTTGTCGGCCTGCGACGTCAAGCTCCCGAAAGGAAATTTGACGGCGCTCGGTTTGCTGGCGTGGCTGGTGGCTACCGAAGTCCGATGAAGGCCATGAAGAAAATTGAGATGGTTCCGATCCACGATATCCAGCTCACGGATCGTTATCGCACGGCGGATGGCGATCTGGAGGCTCTGGCTCAGAATATCCAGGAAGTCGGTTTACTGGAGCCCATCGGCATTGATCGTCGCCGCCGCTTGATCTTCGGTGGCCGCCGTCTCATGGCCTGTCTGACGTACTTGAACTGGAAAACGATTCCGGCCGTGACGCTGAATCTGGAATCGATTCTGCGAGGGCAGTATTCCGAAAACGAGTTCCGCAAACAGTTTTTAGCCAGCGAACGGAAGGCGATCGGACAAGCCATCGAGCAGGAAGAACTGGCTCACCGGAAAAAAGGCCGCCCCGCCAAAAATCCCGTTGCAGGGAAAGCGGTTCCGAAGAAAAAGGTGGACCACGGTCCACCTTTTCGAGAAGGCAAGACGCGGGATATTGCCGGCAAACGCGCCGGTTTCAAGAGCGGCAAACAATATGAGCGCGTCAAAAAAGTCGTGGACCAGGGGGCGCCTGAGTTGATCCAAGCCATGGATCAGGAAGATGTCTCGATCACGGCGGCAGCCACCATTGCCGTGCTCCCCAAAGAAGAGCAAAAGAAGATTGTCGAGATGCCGCCCGAGGAGCGCAGCGGGATCGTCAAACGCATTCGACGTACCCAGGCAGACCGCGAAGCGGATGAGCGGCACGCGCAGGATCTTTTGACGTTTCGCGGCTTGTATGACGCGATCAAGCTGTTGGCGAATCATACTCCCACACCGCAGGACACCTGGGAGGGTTTCTCGCGAGTTTGCGTCTACGATGTCAGCGAGTATTTACCGCGCGCCATCGCCTGCCTGGTGCGCCTGGATAAAGAGCATCCGAATGAACCCCGAAAACCAGTGGTTTGTCGTTCATGAGGAGACGCATCGATGAAGAATCAGAATCATAACCAACCGCAGGAGCTGACGATGACTCCGGAAGAGGCACGTTGGGATCGCCTTCTCAATCGCGCCATTGATCAGGAGATCAAATACTGTAACCGCCACGATAAACCGGTTACGCTCGACAAGCTGGATGCTCGGGTCACCAAGAACCATACGGTTCTTCTGGAAAAAGCCAAGGAATTTCTGGCCGTCCGGTACCGCCGGATCAAGGAGCAGCATCGGCTACGTTCGCTGAAGCGCGCCCAACCGAGCGACAACGGGGATGCGGAACATCCACCCGAGATGCAGCGGGCATCAGCGCCACCCGAGCCAGTACAACCCGAACTGGATTTCACCAACATCGAACAATTCCGCGGTCTACCCCGATTACAGCCAGTCCGCCAGAAGGATGGCCACATCGATTATGTGGATTATTGGGACGACAGCACCATTGCCATCCGGCAACAGATGCTTGAACTCAAACAAGAGAGCCACAAAGCCGATGCACTGAGCATCCAAAGACAGTCCGAGGCCAATAGCTTCTTCGACCATCTGGCGACCATCTATGGAGATCTTTCTCCCCGAAACCTGCTGGGATTCTGGCGTGAGGATCGACAGAGGCGCGCGAATTGAAAAGGAGAAGGGAGGAGCCAATGACCAACGATACGGCCTTTGAGAAACATTACAGCATCGCGGATCTGGTGAAGTTGTGGGGCTACAGCACATCCACCGTGCGCCGGCTGGTGATGCAGGACCCGGAGGTCGCCAAACTTCCCGGTCCCCACGGCAAGATCACTTACCGGATCCCCGAATCGGTGGCGCGGCGCATTCACACGCGGCTGCTCGCTCCCGAGCGGCGGCAGCTGAGTCTCGCCCGATGAAATCACTTCACCGCATACAGCCGGGGTTTGTTCGCAAAGGCGGCGCGCAGCACCCCCGTCAGCCGCTCCTGGCGTTCCGGCACCCATTTGGAGTACGACTGCCGGACCACCTCTTCAGTGTCGCCCAGCAGATCGGCCACATCGCGCACCGGAGTCCCGTTCTCCAGCAGGATGCGCACGAAGGTATGGCGGAAGCGGTGATGCGTCGGCGGTTCCTCGAAGGGTTCGCAGAGACTCCACAGCTTGTTCAGGCGGACTCTCCAGGTCGTGCCCAGCACCACCGGATCGTCCGTGCTCCGCGCTCCGAAGATGTACGGCCCCCATTTTTCGGCGCGCTTCCAGATGATGTCCTGCAGCCACTGAGGCACCCAGGTGTCCACCCACTTGCCGTTTTTGATGGCGCGGAAATGGATGTTGCCGTCGCCGGTCATGCGCGACACGTGGAACGTGGCCATGTCGGAAATGCGCAATCCGGTGTAGGTGGAGATCAGGATGAAGTCGGCGAGATCCTCCCCGAAGAATTTCTGCGGCGGGCCCCCGTAGTTGGGGTAGCGGCGGCAGGCGGCCAGCATGTTGTCCAGGTGCGCGTCGGTGAAGGGCGATTTCTGCTTCGCCTGCGCGGCCTCCCGCTGCTTGCGGTTGGGGCTGCGCTTGGGTGCGTCGGCCGGGTTTTCAGCGATGTATTTTTTGTGGCGGCTGAAAAACGTGCGCAGGAAACTCAGATTCTTCCGCTGGTAGCGCTCGCTGTAGCCCCACCACAGGCGGAATTCGGCTACGTCCTCGTCGGTCCATTGATCCAGATACGCGTACCCCTTCACGCCGGTGGAGAACTGGCGGAATTTTTTCAGCACGCATTGGGCGCGGCGCACGGTGGCCAGTGCGCTTTCGTTGGAGCGGTACTCCGCCAGCGTCCGCTCCACGGCGGTCGCGATCTCGCGGCGCGGTTTGGCGGTGGGGAGAGGTGGGGAGGCGGGATCGGGCGGCGGGGGCGGAACCTCCAGCGCGCGGCGTTCCCAGGCCTCGGCCGCGGTGCGGGCCTCGGCAAAGGTGAGGCGCTTGGTGTTCTGGCGGAACTTGGGGTGGTCGCCCAGCTTGCCCGAGGCGTAGATGGGGCAGAGGCAGTGCTTCCACTTGGGGCGCCGCTCGTCGCTCTCATAGGACTGAGAATCGGGCTTATGTCCGGCGGGGCAGCCGGAGCGCAGGTGGCGGCGGTAGAGGTTCAGCATTTCACAAAACTCCCGGGTACTGAATTCAACAAATTTCCGGGGCCGGGCAGGTATATTGTCAACTTTTCAAATCCATTCCCCACCATTCCCCACGGAACCCCCATGTTACCACTTAAGTCCTTTGTTTTCAAGCTTTCTATTTGCGGGTGTTGGATCCAGCGTTACCCCTTAAATATCAGTAACTTGCAGATTTTTTGTCGTTCAGGCAATTCAGGTTCGCCACGTTTTTCGGGCGTATTCCCCACCATTCCCCACAGGAGGAAGCGCTCATGAGCTGGGTCATCCGCCTCATTGAAACCGTCGCCGGGGTGCCGACGGAATTCGACCACCACTACGTGAAGGTCTACGATCCCACGTGGAAGCGGCCCGACGGCAGCTATGACGGCGGCATCCTCGAAGTCACCAAGGACCCGCGCCAGGCGCTGCATTTCGAGTCCATGGAGGGCGCCGTATCGAAGTACCGGCAGCCCTTCGGACGGCGGCCTGACGGCTTACCCAACCGGCCGCTCACGGCCTGGACGGTCGAAATCTTCCCCCACCAGGAGCAAGCATGAACTGCCCCACCTGCCATGCACCCATCGAGGACGGGCTGGTCAGCTGCCGCGCCTGCGCGGAACGCAAATCGCGGGCGATGCACGTGCTGAATCTCGGCGCCGGCGTGCAATCGACCACGCTGTACCTGATGTCCATAGAAGGCAGCGCACCCAAGTTCGACGTGGCCATCTTTGCGGACACTGGCGAGGAACCGCAGGCGGTGTACCGTCACCTGGAGTGGCTGCAATCGCTACAGGGTCCACCCATCCTGGTGCGTAGTGCAGGGCGATTAGGCGATGACCTCAAATCAGGAAAACGACCTGAAGGTGCTTCACAAAAATCACGGTTTGTATCCATTCCCGCATTCACCATCATCGAAGGGGGAACGCGCGGCATCACGCGGCGGCAATGCTCGACGGAGTACAAAATCTGGGTCATCGAGCGGACCATCCGCCGCGACGTGCTGGGACTGCCAAAAGGCCGCCGGGTTCCCCGTGGTATCACTGTCCATCAGTATTTTGGCATCTCACTCGACGAACGCAGCCGCGCCAGCCGCATCTGGGAACGTTTCCATGTCACTGGCGAATCGAAGTTCATTCCGCATTTCCCGCTGATCGACCGCATGATGACGCGCGCCAATTGCCTGGATTGGCTGTCGAGCAGAGTACCGCATGAAGTTCCGCGTTCAGCTTGCGTTTTCTGCCCGTTCCACACGGATGCAGAATGGCAACGCCTAAAAGATCGCGGCGGCCCCGATTGGGCCAGAGCAGTAGAAATCGATTCCCTGCTGCGCACGGAAGGCGCGAGACTGAATCGGGACATGCGGCAGACCATGTACCTGCACGGTTCCTGCAAACCGCTCACGGAAGTCGATTTCCGTCCCCGCATCAATGTGAAGGAACTCCAGCTAGGTTTCGGCTTCGACGTGGAATGTGAAGGAGTCTGCGGCGTATGAACTGCCCCACCTGCCATGCACCGATTGAGGACGGGTTGATCTCCTGCCGCGCCTGCGCGGAACGTAAATCACGAGCCATGGTGCTCGAACAGCAGAAGGAATTTCTGCCGGAGATCCTCACCAGCGTCCGGGAGCTGACGCTCACCCGACCCGCCAGTGAACGGCGCTGGCACATTCTGCTGGCGGGCGTCCGGGCGCACACCTTCTGTGACCTAGTCGCGCATCCCAGCTGGCGCCGGCGCCGCACCACTTACGCGGAGATGGCCTATATCGGCATCTGCCCGGGATGCCACGACACGCTGGAAGGCCTGGTCAAGGAGACCGATTCAGCGGAGGTGCGCTGATGGCGCGCTTCCGCCTTACCTCGCCCAAAATCAAGATCACCGAAAATCACGTAGAGAAAGCCTGCATCCAGCTGGCGGAATACAAGGGCTATTATCCTCTCCGCCTGCATGTGGGGCGCTACATCCACGCCGACAAGCAGGTCTTGCGCGCCTTAACGGAGGCGGGGGTTCCGTTCCGCATGGCCACCATGGGGGTGCCGGGACTGCCGGACTGGGTACTGATTCACGGCGAGCATTCCGCCTTTCTGTTGGAGACCAAGGCACCGGACGGCCGGCTCTCGAAAGATCAGGAGCAGATGCACTGGATACTGCGCCAGTGCCATCGCGTCAAGGTGTGTGTGGCGAACAGCGTAGCTCGGTTTGAGGCCTTCCTCGCCGACCACGAACGCTCGCCCTAAACAAAAAGCGCGCCTGTCGAGGGGCGCGCTTTCTCAGTTGTTGAGATGGGATTTTCAGCGAGTCGTCGTTATGTCTTCTTCAGCATATCCGAAATCCGAGGGTTTCCGCTATGGCAGCGAGTAAAGCGCAGGCCGAACAGCTGCTGCCGGTGAATGTCGAGGCCGAGCGCGCCGTGCTCGGTTATCTGCTGGCAGGCGGCAAGTGGTGCACCGAGCTGAGCGCACGCGATTTTGCAGGCGAAGCTCATCAGATGCTGTGGCACGCGATGCGCGCCATCACCGAAGCCGGCGAAGCGGTGAACGTGCGGCGGCTGGCGGCGCAGCTCAGCGAACGCCAGCTCGCCTTCATCGGACCCGGCTATCTGGCGGACCTGATCGATGGCTGTTATGCGGAGATGCATATCCGGCCCTATGTGGCGAAGGTGCAGGAAGCCACCGCCAAGCGCGACGTCTTGCATCACTGTCACGTCTTGCTTGGCCATCTCCGCACCGGCGACCGCACCGCCGCCGAACTCACGGCCATGGGGGCCCAGGCCTTCGGCAGCCTGCAGACTCCCGCCGGCTTCACCTGGCAGGACGTGCCCAACATCTGGACGTGGGAGGCGGAAGTCCGCTGGATGGTGGAGGGCCTCATTCCCGAAGCGGCAGTTACCCTGCTCACCGGGGACAGCGGCCACGGCAAGACCATCTTCGCCACGGCGCTGGCCGGAGCGGTGGCGCACGGCGCTCCGTTTCTGAGACGCAGTGTGCGGCAGCGGAGGGTGGTGATCTGCGACCGGGAAAATCCGGCGGCGCTGCGCAAGCAGCATCTATTCGATCTGCATATCGAGCGGACCGAGCAGCTCACCATCTGGGGCAACTGGTGCGAGCGCGAGGCGGACGGCCCGTCGAGCGCCAGTCTCTACCAACTCGCCAAGGCGGAGCAGCCGCTATTGATCTTCGATCCGGCCATCGCCTTTCATCCCGGCGAAGAGCAATCCGCGACCGAAACCCGCGCCTTCATGCAGTATTGCCGACGGCTGGCCGCCGTGGGGGCCACCGTGCTGCTGCTGCATCACGTGGGCAAGGGCGAAAACGCCAAGCTGTATCGCGGCTCGACCGACTACAAGGCCGCCGTGGACATGGCGTTTCTCCTAGAGAAACTAGGAGAGCCGGCGGACCTGCTGAAAGACCTGCGGCTGGTGCCGTTCAAGGACCGCTTCACCGGCATGGGCCCCTTGCTGCTGAGCTTCACCGACGGGCAGTTTGTGAGCGGCGAGCGGAGCGAGACCGCCGAAGAGAGTATGGAGCGGCTGGTGAAGATGCATGCGGGAAAGACGGCGCGCGAGTTGATCGAGATGGCGCGGGCCTGCGGACTGGCGAAAAACCAGGCGGAGGACCTGCTCAGCCGGGGCGTCAAAGACGGCCGTTTCGAGTGTCGCCAGACCGGCCGCCGTCATGGTTATTACATCGCAGAACAGTGGATTAACTAACTGTCCTGAAATTTCAGGACATGTCCTGGGCGTTCAGGACATGTCCTGACAGGGGGTAAAAATGCCTACTTTAATCAGGACACTTTTAGTTATAGAAAACAAAGGTACTTACGAGATCACCTGTTTTTGGAGCAGGGCAGCATTGTTGCTACTGGAATAAGGACTTAGCTGCAATTTTGGCGAAACTGTCCTACCCTATAGAGGAAAAAATCAGGACAGATCGAGTTTTTCAGCATGAGGTGTCCACTTCACAGACGGCTCAGACGTAAGAAAAACTCCAGGAATTAAAGCCGATGGACGTGGCCCAAGTGGGTGATGGGGTAGGGCAGGGGCGGCTCGACGCCGTGGTGCTGGCGGTAGGCCTCCTCGAACCAGTGGGCCAGGAACAGCTTCACCGCCCAGCGCTTGGACCGTTCATGCAGGGCCTTGGCGGGCAGCTTCCCGGTGGCGAGCAGGGCGCGCAGGTCGGGGTCCATGCGTTTGGCTTTGGGTCGGAGATCGTCTTCGGCGATGCGCCGGTCGGCCTCGGGCTTCAGTTCGCCGGCGTCGTTGCGTTTGGCTTCGTAGGCCTTGCGCTCCAGATACAGCTTGCCGTAGATGTCGTTCTTGTTGCCGCTGACCTTGACGAACGATTCCCCCATCAGCCAACACAGGCGTTTGAGCGATGCGTTCCAGGGGCGCTTTTCGTGGCGGTTCCACTTCATCGTGGGGTCCAGGCCGGCGAAGCGCCAGATGTGGCCGACGGTCGGGGCCTTACTGATGTCGATGTTGGCCAGCAGGCCACTAGCGATCACCGGCCCGATGCCTACGATGTTGCGCGCCCACACCCCCATGGGCTGCGCGGCGGACCATTTATCCAGCATGGCCTTGATCTGGCTTTCGAGCACTTCCAGGTTGCCGTTGAGCCAGGTCATGAATTCGCTCGGTTCCTCGCCTTCCCTCAGCTTGCGCTGCTGGTTGGCGCTGGCGATGCGGTAGTCCTGCAGGTCGTAATACGTGTTGACGAAATAGCGGGCTTCGCGCACGCCCATGAGTTTGGCGGCGGCGCGAAGATCCCGCGACAGTTTGTGGACGGTGAAGTCCTGAACGGATGCTTCGGTGGTTTTGGTCGGTGCGCTCATATTCATCGGTCCTCTCCAGGCTCTCGGCTCGCTCTGCCATAACGGTTCTCTCCTCGACAGCGGCTCGCTCCAGGTCGTCGGTTCTCTCTATCCTGACGGCTCGCTCCTTTTGACTCGGACCTCTCACGGAATTCGGCTCGCTCGTGTAATACGGTTCTCTCGATGAACCCGGCTCGCTCCAAGTTTACGGTTCTCTCTCGGCTTCAGGCTGCTCCGGTTAATCGATCTCTCGGTACGAACGGCTCGCTCATAGCGCACGGCGCTCTCGTGTTTCACGGCTCGCTCATGTTTTTCGGCCACGGCTCGCTCATATGACACGGTTCTCTCTACCCGGCTGGCTCGCTCTTACTCAACGGTTCCCTCTTCGACCTCAGCCCGCTCACATCGTGCGGTTCTCTCCGGGACGGCGGCTCGCTCTTATACTTCGGTCCTCTCGGTTCACCCGGCTCGCTCTCGTTCGACATTCCCGGCTCGCTCATATCGCGCGGTTCTCTCTGTCAACACGGCTCGCTCGGATTTTCCGGTTCTCTCTTTTCCGACGGCTCGCTCGCAATATACGTTCTCTCTTGGTCTGCGGCCTCGCTCCATCATTCCCGGTCCGCTCACTATCGTCGGCTCGCTCGTGTCGGTCGTGGCGGATGAGGTCGTTCTCGTCGTCCACGATGTGCTTCATGGAGCGCCCCTCCCAATGGGCGCGAGGGCCGAGGGGGAGAAGCCCTGCCCTTGGGAGAAGGCCGGGCCCGCCCCCGCTGGTGGCTGCCTCCCCGCAGCCAACGCGCAGCATAGCGCTGCTTACCGGATCCGTCAATTGGGAGATCTATCCCGCAGGAGGGAGAAGTGTAACCCAGCTTCCCAACTTACAAAAAGGGCCGCGCCCCACGCACCGGACGCGGCCATATACCAATCGGAAAAGCGAAAACAAACGGAGGCAATCCGAAGATCGCAACCGCTCTCATGCTACCACCGGGGGTGGCTCACCGGACGAGCCTGCTGCGCCCCTTTTCCTGGGAAGGGGAGCAGGCTGTCACCGTTTCTGCAGCCATCTTCTGCTCTATGACGACCAACTGTAGCGTTTCCGCCACACTGTACGGCAGCTCTCACTATACCTAGACCTTCTTCCTATGTACGGCATCCTGGATCACGAAATCTGCTCTCCCTGGGACAGACTAGGGAAAGCAAACCATTGCCAGGATGGATTCGAGGAGTATGATACGTGAGAGCTATCTCGCGAAGGCGTCCGCTTCGCCAGTGGTTCACCCCGTAAGAATGTTCCATCTTCGCTAGCGGCCGCAGCCGCTGGTTCACCATCCCAAACACAGGAGGTCCCCGTATGCGTATCCGCTATCGCCGGAGCAAAAGCTGGCGCTGGGCCACCTACGGCGCCCGCAGCATGCAATCCATCCACGGCAAACCGGAACCGAAAACCGAACCGAAGGAAAAACCGGCGACTGTGAAAAATCTGACCGACCTGAAAAATCCCTCAGCCGGAAAAAATCTGTGGATCTCAAAAAACCTGTGGGTCTCAAGTCAACGCGCACGGGCGCAACCCCACCCCTTGGACAATGCCGGGCGCGGGGGCACTGCACAGCACCACTGAAACGTGGGTACAGACTGTAGAGCAAGCCGCAACCGATTGAAACCAGGTAGGACGGCAGGTGGGTCTGGCTCCCGATAATCACCATTATCAGGAGTGGATCAGGGTAAAGCACGGAGCTCAAGCGGATTACGCGCTATCCGCACAAGGGAGCGCTATGGTGTACGATACGCAAAGGCATTGCATATGGCGCACAGAGCGGAAGCTTTGTTTGATTGCACACTGTGCAGCTCCGTTGCGTATGGTGCATCGTTACCGGGTGGATCAGACGGACGGCGCCCTGCCCATGCTCAGCCTAAGGGCGGTATAGTGTCGGATATTGAGTGAGTGGTGGTAGATGGTTGGTGGTCAGTTCAGTGAGTTGGCTGCCAGCTCCGTTGACCAGGCGTACGGTCGACAGCCCGCGAATGCTACAGACCGTACGCACCCTATCGTAATCGATCCCGCCCGTTTCACCCCATACTCCGAATATTTCCGTGTCTGTGGTTGACAACGTCGTACGTTTGACGTAGTATGAAGACATGAACAGAGACCGGCGATTCAATCAGATTCAGCAAGAGCTAGACAATCTCCGCTACGACGCGAATGGCGAATATATCGGAGACGTAAACGCGACTCTGATCTGTGAGCTAGAAATTGAACTAGAGTCACTGCGTAAGCAGCTAGAGGAAATCCGCTAATGACTGCCAACGAAATGATACCCGCAGTGGGTCAAGAGATACTCGTGAGATTTGAGGACATCCGTATTCAGTGCGTGATACGGGACGTGAAGTTTGCGTACGGACGTCCGCTATTCGATGTGGAACCCATCGCAGGAGACGGCCGCCAATGGGTGAGCATGGACCGCTTGCTGCGTCGCGATAACGGCGCCGTACTGAGTCGGAGATAAGGGGAAAACATGACGACGGAAATCTACAAGAGTAAATCCGGACATAGCCTGAAACGTCCGGTATTGACTGAACGCGAATACATCCATGCGGATAACGAAAGTATGGGCTATTGTCTCGCATGCGGTAAAGAGGCCTATGGCGTAGAACCCGACGCGCAGCGATATAGCTGTGAGAGCTGCGGAGAAGAAAAGGTATATGGCGCATCGGAACTGTTGGTTATGGGAGTGCTGAAAATTCGAGCCTAATCCCTCCACAGAGGTATCGTTCACTGAACGGTACCGGATGGAGCGGTTAAGCTTCACGGTGTAAGGCGGTACGCCAATACCGCCCCACACCTAAATTCCACGCAGTGTAGGAGCACCACGTGAAACCTATTACCAGTGTACGCGTCCGACGTGTACGCAATCGGAAAAAGCAACCCTCAGCCCGTATCGGATACGTGCTGTATGAGAATGCAACCATCGTCGTAATTGCAACCTTGAAGTGCAGGAACCGCAAGACTGGACGCATGATTCAAGTGTGGATTCTGCGCCGCGATGTCAGCCCGATACGGGCGGTAAAGTTGGGACTGGACGCCGCCATCTGCTTCGACTGCCCTCACCGTCAACCCAAGGGGTTCCAGGGTAGAACCTGCTACGTCAATTTGCGTTCGCCCCAAGCGATATGGAAGGCCTATCGTCGCGGTCGTTATCCCTATCTCCCGATAGAAGGATATGCGGACGCGTTCACTGGAAAGAAAATCCGGTTTGGCGCGTACGGGGAACCGATATTGATCCCGATACCCGTCATGGAAGAATTAACGCGCGTATCCGATGGTTGGACGGGTTATACGCATCAGTGGAGAAAATCAGAATACCAGCCGTATCGCGTGTACCTTATGGCATCATGTGATAGCCCGAATGATCGTGCACGAGCTCGTGGAATAGGTTGGCGTACTTTCCGTGTCCGTGGAACCTATGACCCCATGGAACCCGGAGAGATTACATGCCCTGCTTCTGATGAAGCCGGACACCGTACCCAGTGCGCGCGTTGCCGCCTGTGCAACGGAGTCCGCTATGCGGTCGACCCCCGGAAAGACATCACGCTACTGGTGCACGGCTCAGGCGCGAAAAACTTCGTGAGTCTCGCTTCCCTCATAGCGGCTTAACTCCCCTGAGGACGGCTCACGGGGGTGAGCCGAAACGTCGTGAGACGTCGGGAGAGACCCAAAACTATGACGATTATTGAAGCACTCGACAATGCCCTTACCCTACTCGAAACAGTGGGCTATAAGGAGGGCGGTGATATCCATGATGATATGGCGTACGCTATCCGCGTAATACGGCGCCGTTATCCCAAAGCAGCAAACACAGAGTTGCCGGACCCTTGCGACTGCGCGGACCGGTCATGGTATGGGCCGTACCACGATACCGCTTGCCCGCGTGCTGACCAGCCAATTGGCCGCACGCTAATCAGCCGAGAATAGCCTTACGTGAGGAGCGGCCGGTAATCCGGCCGTTTCACTCTCGCAGCTTGACAGCGTCAAGCGTATCACCGCACTATAAAACGTATGACGAAGTCAGCACAACCAGAGCCGGAAACCGCACCAGAGAACCCCGGCCGCCAAGCGGCACAACTGCTGGTGGGGCTGCGATGGAAGAAAACCACGCCGGCACAACGCTCCGCAGTCATGACCCAGGTAGCCGCACAACGTTCCCCTAAACAGATGGGCGCCGCCCAACGCGATCCGCACAAGCCACGCTGCCCCTGCGGCGCCATGACAGCGAAACGGGCGAAAGCTCGCGCGCACAAGTGCGTAGCGCCGGCGGCCGCACAACGGAAAAGCAAATGAGCACGATTACCTTCGTCCACCGCGCCGCCAGCCAGCACTATCACGTCGTGCTGAGCTGCGGCCACCGCACTACCGTATCCAAACAGGAATTCGCACAACAGCAGCTGTACCTCGGCAAGCCGGTCCCGTGTCCGGCCTGTACGACACCGAAAGGACCAGCACAATGACTCCCGATGCCTGGAAACTGATCGCCTCCATCGGCGGGGTGCTGATCACCGTGGTCACCGGCCCCCTCATCTGGGCGCTTCGCGCCGAGGCGAAAGCCATCCGGCTGGAAATGAAACTACTCCATGCCGAGATCAGCAAAGAGTTGACGGAAATGGAAAAACGCCTCAACGAGCGGATCGACACCAGACTGGTGCACCGATGAGCACCAACGGAAAGAAGGACCGCCTGGACCGCATCGAAGAAGTGCTGGCGCAAACCGCCGAACTGGGCCGCATGACCGCACTCCAGACGGCGGAAAACGCCAAACAGATTGCGGCATTCTCTAAAGAATTCCGGACGGATCTCGCCAAAAGCCGGAAGGAACATGATCGCGAGATGAAAGAGATTCGCGGCCTGTTCAAGCAAATGATCAAGCGCATCGCCGTTTAGGCACAAACCTTATGACACTCCAACAACGCATCGACCGGCACGATAAAGAAATCGCCGAAATCCGGGCCCTACAGGTGAAATCTGAACAGAACCTCGCCCGGCTGGAGAAATCCATGATCAAGCTTGTGAATCAGCAGGCCGAAACCAAGCGCTCCCTGATGGAACTGAGCCGCACCATCAACCGCTTCATCGCGTCCCTGCAAACTGGCAACGGCCACCACAAACGATAAACCACTATGACCCGCCAAGAAGCCATACTCGAAGCCCGGCGCAAACAGGAAGCCGGGGAATTCAACCGCGCCGTCGTCAAACGCGAACCCGCCGATCTGAACTGGGATCAGCTGATCCTGGAATGCGGCCATACCACCGCGTGGACCGCAAAAATCCACTTCACCCCCAATCCACCGGACAAGCAGATCTGCTCGGAGTGCGCCAAGGAGTGGGTGGAACAGAACATCATCCCAAAACCATGACGAATCCTATTCCCAGACCCTCAGAGGCCTCCCTTACCCCGTCGGTGCCCTTACCCCGGCCCCATGCCGCAGAATCGAATGGCGGCCTCCAGATCATCCGGACCGGACATGCGGCAGCCGATCCCCTGGACACGGTCTTACGGCTGGTCCTGAACGCCGTTTCCAGCCCCCATACCCGGCGCAGCTACGCCAAGGCCCTGGTGGAGTTCACCGCCTGGCGCCGCGCCCAGGGTTCGGCGTTCACCCGCGCCAGCGTACAGGCGTGGCGCAGCGCTCTGGAAGAGAAGGGCAGGTCGCCGGCCACCATCAACGTGCGCTTGGCCGCGATCCGCAAGCTGGCCAGTGAAGCCGCCGCTAACGGCCTGCTCGACGCCGCAACCGCGCTCGGCATTCAGCAGATCTCCGGCGCCCGCCAGCGCGGCAACCGCATGGGCAACTGGCTCTCCCAGGCGCAAACTCAAGCGTTAATTCAAGCTCCGGAACCTAACACGCTGAAAGGAAAGCGCGACCGGTGTGCGCTCGCCCTGCTGGTGGGTTGCGGACTGCGCCGCGGCGAAGCCGTGAAGCTGGAGTTCACCGACATCCAGCAGCGCGACGGACGCTGGGTCATCGTCGACCTGCAGGGCAAGCATGGGCGCATCCGCACAGTGCCGGTTCCGCCCTGGGTAAAGGTCGCAATCGACCGCTGGAGCGACGCCGCCCGCATCGCGATTGGCCGCATCCTGCGATCCATGAATAAGTACGACCAGATCACCGGCGAGACGTTGAGCGGCGATGCCGTGCTCGATCTGGCGATGCACTACGGCGCCGAGATCGGCGTCGCGCTGAAAGCTCACGATCTGCGCCGCACCTGCGCCAAACTCTGCCGCAAACACGGCGGGGAATTGGAGCAGATCCAGATTCTACTGGGCCACGCGAGCATTCAGACCACCGAACGATACCTCGGAACGAAGCAGGACCTGGAACACGCGCCCAATGATCGCTTGGGCTTACGCTGGAAGGACAATGACTAATGCATATTAATAACCTAATATCCGAAATTCGTCTCTCCGCGCGCGCGGGAGGGAGGAGCGCATGAGCGTCGTCGCCGAAAAACTCACCCGCCAGCGGTTCCGCGAACTGTACGCGGACCGGAAACCGAATTGGGAACTGATCGACGGAGCACCGGAGCAGAAAGCCTTGCCCAGCAAACGCCACTCGTACCTGCAATGGATTCTTGCGGTGATGCTAGATGATTTAGGATTCCGCACCGGCACCGAACTCACCGTCGAAGTCGCCGAGACCTGGGAGCCCGTGCCGGACGTCGCCGGCATGCTCGGCCCGGAGACCAATGACGTGTATCAGAACTCTCCGCCCGCCGTGGTGATCGAGATTCTCTCGCCCAGCGACCGCTTCACGCTAGTGGATAAAAAGTGCCGCCGTTACGCCGCATGGGGCGTACCGGACATCCTGGTATTCGATCCGGTAGAGAACCGCGCATGGTGCTGGGATATCAACCTGGACGGCCTGATGCGCTGCCCGCAGACCTACCGGTTTTTCAGCCGGCCCGAGGCGGAACTGTCGCTGGCGGAAGTGTTCCGCCGCCTGGAGCAGAAGGGGGAACAACGATAATTTATGTCTCTGATGATTGGATTGTTGATTGCGTTTCTGTATGCCGTATGGGCAGGTGAAGGAAGCTCTTTCCTGGGAATGTTTCTGATCGCTCTTCTCATCGGCCTTCCTCTATATCTGCTGGGGGCCGTGGTGTGGTTTTTCTGGCAGCTCAGAGAAAACATCCACCCCTGGAGAAAATAGCGTTTGATTAGCGTCAGCGCACGCCTCTTACGTATTGCTGCGTTTCTTTATACGGCGGAACGCCGCCGTATTTCTTTACGGCGCCGGGGCCGGCGTTGTACGCTGCCAGCGCCAGTTTCCGGTCCCAGTGATTATCATCGAGCAGCTGGCGCAGGTAGCGCGCGCCGGCATCGATGTTCTTGGCCGGGTCCGTCAACTCGGATTCTTTTAGCCCTAAATCCGCCGCCGTGGCGGGCATGAGTTGCATCACGCCTACAGCGCCTTTGGGCGACACCGCTCCCGGATTCCCCCGCGACTCCCGCGAAACCACCTGTGTCAACAGATCAAGCGGCACGCCATGCTGTCGCGAGGCCTTCGCCAGCAGACCCTGTATTTCCGGCGTCAGACCCGCGCGAGGCGAAAAGGGACTCCCCTTCCCTTCCTGCGTTGGCGATCCCCGGCCTCCGTCGCGCGCTGCCGGCGCCGCAGCGGCCCTGCCTCGACTAGGCGGAACTTCGCCCGTACGCTGTGATAACTCCCGTGCGGTCTCACGCGTCGTGGCTGCACCGACGGCGCCCGGGACGCTGACTAACGGTACCCGTATTCCTTCGGTCAGCATGCGCGCTGTCTGGGGGTCCCATAAAAGCTGGGCCAGCCCGCGCGAGGCGAGCGCTTTCCCTCCGCGCAACACACCATAGCCTAGGGCTACCCCAGCTCCGGCTTTCAGATGACCGGCGAAATGACCTGCGACTTCAGGTGCAGTCGCCATCAACAGATCAAACCAATGCAGCCCGCCTCCGGAAGTAGGACCGCCTCCCGCGCGGGGCGTCTGGCCTTCATGTTCCGCCAAGCGAAAGAAAAGATCCAGATTGACCTCCTCCTTCGGCTGAATGCCCAACATCCGCCGCGTGGGGGGGTCGATGGCATTCCACCCGCGCAGAGCCTGCGCCGGATTCAAGGTTCCCTTGCGCCCGAGCGCCAGATCGAACAGGCCGTCCAGTTGATCCTGCCGGGCCGCCTCCCGTAAAAACCGACCGATTTCGCTGGCCTGTTGAGTGAGCGGAGCAGGCTGATGCAGCGCATTCCACTTGCGCAGCGCGGCCATCGGATCGAGCTTGCCGTCCCGTCCGAGAGCTAAATCGAAGAGCGGTTGCAGGAAATCATGTTCCGTCGCTTCGCGCAAAAACCGGCCCACCTTGGCGATCTGCGGGGGCGCCAGCAAACTTTGCTTGAGAGCGTCATCGGTGGCGTTCCACTTGCGTAGTGCCGCTGCCGGATCGAGTTTGCCTTGCCTGCCCAGCGCTAAGTCGAACAGCTCTCCCAATAGATGATGGCTGGCCGACTCGCGAAAGAAATTGTTCAGTTCATTCACTTGTGCAGGCGGCAGATCACGCCGTGCGGCCGCATCGACCGCATTCCACTTCCGTAATGCAGCCATCGGATCAAGATTCCCTTCGCGTCCCAGAGCTGAATCGAAGAGGGGATCTAGCATGTGGCGGACTGCCGATTCGCGAAAGAAATCGTCAATCGGGGGGATTTGCTTGGGATCATCCACCAGTAGGCGCTTGGTCGCATCGCCCATCCGGTTCCATGCTCTGCGTGCCGCTGCCGGATCGAGCTTGCCGTCCCGCCCCAGAGCCGTATCGAACAGGCCTTCGAGTAGGGTCTGACGCACCGCCGGGATCGAATTCGGCGCATCCTGCTTGACCCGTTCCAGCAGGCCGATATTGACATCGCCGGGGGCTGTGAGCTTACGGAACAGGCGCACCGGTTCGAGCGGAAACTCATCTCTCTTCGGTATCCTCAGTGATCGCATGGTGCGTTCGGCGGCATATTTGGCGGCCGTCAACTGACGACCTTCACTTAACCTCTGGACCGCTTCCGGACCACCCTGCGCTACGGCTTGATCCACCGCTGGAGAAACCGCATCGAGTGCTTCGCGCAGCAAGCGCCGGCTTTTCGGATTGATGCTCCGCGATCGCAGAAGCGTTTTGATCGCGCTTAAATAACCATCGGCGACCGTGGCGGATACCGTACCCGGGGCGTCTTGCAGATTCCGCAGGGCCTGCAACCCTACGCTCTGCTCGCGCAGTGCGGGCGGAAGCTGCTGTTCCACCTCTGCAATCAGCGGCCCCAGCCGCGTCTTGGCAGTTTCGAGGTTCACCGGAAGACCGATCATCTCGGTCACCTGCTCCGTCTGCGGCATCCCGGCGGGAGTGAGCCGGGCTTCAGGACGTGCCGCAGGAATTTGACGTGTGCCGGTGACCACGGGCTGGGCGTTCGCCGCTTCGATTTCCTCCAGGCGTTTGTAGGCGGCGCTCTCGCCGGCACCATATCTCGCGCTGGTCGCACGTAATTCCCCGGCTACCTGAGCGCCCACCGCTTCCCGAGTGACGCGCGGGCCTCCGCTGGGTGGCGTGGGTGGTGGCGCTCCGGCGGCTGCTGGCGGTGTGGGGGTGGCCCGGAAGGCTTCCGGCGGTGGCGCGGGTGGTGCTGCTCCCGCAGCGGCCGGCGGGGTGGGTGGTGCACCGCGAAGCTGCTCGGCAGTGCGCGTCATGGCCGCCTGGGTGCGTGCCTGCGATCGTTGCGCGGCTTTGGATGAGGCTGAGCGCGCCTGAAATTGGCGGATACGCTCCATTCCGGTGCGCGCGGCCGCGCTGATCGGAATTCCGTGGTCATCGGCGAATTTCACCACCTCGGCAAGCGGCCCGGAAGGACTGATTTTCATGCGCGACAGAAGACCCGCGACCGCCTTTGGTCCGAAAGCTCCGCCCACCAGATTGGCCACATCGCCAAGCAGGGCGGCGTATTCCTTGGGAACCCCGAGGGCTTGTGCCCCTTTCTCCGTTCCGTAGCTCAGCGCAGCACCCGTTGCCAAGGCTACCGGCGCAGCCACCGGAGCCATTGCTATGGCTGCCGGTAGCGCTACTGGAGCCACCGCTTCGCTCGTACCGCGGATCATTTTGGAAACACCACCCGCTACCTGGCGACCGGGAGTAGTCGGCTTCTCCCGCCCCACACTAGGAGCACCTGCTCCGGCGATCTGTTCTACTCCTTGGACGACCTGCTCGAATCCCCGGCGCGGCATGTCCAGGATGCGGGTCAGGGGGTCAGTCTGACCAGGGCGAGCGCCCATCCAATAAGCGGGAGCTGGAGATTCCCCCCGGATTCCCGGAGGCAAAGGAGGCCTGGGAGGCCCCCCGGTTCCCTTACCGGGGATTCCCAGTCGTTTTTTAGTTGCCGCCGCCAAACCCGGACCTGCTTCGCGATAACGCTTGGCGAGGTCCTGGGTTGTCTCCTCAGCTTGTACAGTCCCGCCGTAGCGCTTGACGATATCCTCATCAGTCTCAGGCTGTACACTGCCGCCGTACTGCTTGACGATATCTTCCACGCTCTGCGTCTGCGGCATGCTATCTCACCAGATCGGGACGTTCTTGCTTGAATCGATCGGCCTGCTCCTGGGTGCCGAAGAAAGCAGTTCCTCCGGATTTGAGCGGTACAGGGATTTTGCCGGCAGCAGCAGCACCGCCGCCTGCCGCACCGCCGCCGCTTGGCACCAGCCCCCGAATTCGCGTGCGAATATTCTCGATTACTTCTCCGTTGCCCCGGACGCGTGTTTCGGCCTCAGCGATCATTGCGTTCGCCGCCCCCTCGAAGGTTTGCTCAGGGTCAGTAGTGCTCAACATCCTACGCGCATGCGCTTTCGCCGAATCGGTAGTGACTGTTCCGCCCGTCGAAGAACTGACTAGTTGCGCGACCTCGTTCATTCCTAATTCCACATAGTTCTGGAATTGCCGCAATTCCGGATCATCGGAAAGCTCGCCTTCCGCCAGCTGCTTCCACTCGTTCCACAACCGCGACCATCCGCGAGGCACCTGCTTAGAGAACTCTATGGCTTTCTCCAGGTTATAGCGCGCGAGATTTTCATTTTGCTGGAGTTGGGCATAGCGCGTCTCCATGGTAGTAAGTGCACCACTCAACGCTTTATAGTCGGCCCTTTCTCCCAATCCTAACCCTACGCTTTTGGCTAACTCTCGCGAGCGCACCCTTTGATACGTGATGTTATTTGCACTATCCCCGTGACCCATAGGAGTCCTTTGGCCAGTGGCGATGTCCTGCTGCACAATTGGCAGCATTTCCGCTTCGGTCAGTGGTTCTCCTGTCATACCAGTAGCCAGACGTTTGGCTCTGGCGATATCCATGTCGGCGGCCATTTTGTCAGCTTCCGCCTTCGTTTTAGCCTGACCGCTGATCAGCAGCGAATCCGCCAGCCGATCTCTGGAGCTGGCGGCAGCTGTGCGGGGAGCAGTCGTCTTTCCCTGCAGCGACCATCCGGGGATCTGATCCACTCTCACACGCTTTCCGACCATGTCTTCAGGGAGGCGCAGTTGAGTGGCGTTCACCGAATTGATGTCTACGTTCCCGGCCCTGTCGGCCATCACGTTGACCTTGTTGCCCTTGTCGTCGGTCAGCGTATAGGGAGAAGTGGGACTCTCGGCAGCAGGCTTGTAGCCATAAATCTGACCGATGGCGCCCAATCGCGCCTCAGCCAGTTCCCGATGGCCCCATCCCGCGTCCTCGTACATTTTCAGGGTCGCTGGATCGGAGTAGAACTTATTGATCTCGCCTATCTGCGCTTCGCGGTCGGCATGAAGTTGCGCCAGATTCTGCGCCATCTGAAAGTTGCCCACTTGTCTAGCACGTTCGATCTGCATAGGCAGCATGGTCCGTTCCCGCTGGATATCGCTCGTGAGCTGCTGACGCTGCCGGTTCGCTTCCGCCCACGCTGAGTAGCCCTGCATACCCGCGCCGACCGCGCCAATTCCGCCAAGGATTCGTCTCAGTAGTCCGGGGTGTCCGGCGGGTGGCTGCGCAGTAGTAGTAGACGCTTGCGCCGGAGGAATGGCACCGACAGGTGCGCGCGCTAATGGCGGCATGTCGGCTAGCTGCCGGAGCGTCGGAGGGGAAGGCGCAGTAGCGGGCGCAGCGGGTGCCCGCGCCGGTTCTCCGGCTGCAGATTGGGCCGGGGAGTAGCCGGGCCCAGCAGCAGAAAAACCTTCCTCGTTGCCAGCTAGGGTGGCGAGAGAAGTAGGCATGGCCGGAGTCAGCGGCGGTTGCTGCCGCGAGGGCAGGTTGGCCAGTTGTTGAAGTGTCGGTGGCGTCGGCTGGGCCTGCGCGTCCGGAGTAGTCGGCGGGCCAAAGGGAGAAGGCCGGTCTGTGGGTGGCTGCTGCGCTTGTGCTTGCTGCTGCTGCGCCTGTGCGAGCATCGGACCCGCCGCCAGCATCGTCAGGACCTTGCCGAATTGCGGGAGCTGATCCTGGATCTCCTTGCCGCCGTGTTGCTCCATCGCGCTCATCAGATCGCGATGGGCATATTGCTTGAGCGGCATCGGCGAATCCGGATCTTGCAGAACGTAGCTGGCCATTTGCGCCTGCAGCGCGTCTTGCTGCGCATCCTGTAGGCGCTGCTGCACGTCCTGCTGTGCGTTCTGCCCGATCAGATGGCTGATGAGACCGCCGACCATAAGCCCTAGAAGCCTCCGCCCGGCGCCGTTGTAGCGCTGACATATCCACCGGGGACCGAGCCGCCGCCTCCGAACGGCTTGAAGCCTAAATTGCCAATGCCGGTAGCTAGTCCGCCGACCGTACCGATGGCCTTCATGATGTTCTGGAAGACGCTCGGTTCCTGGATGTTGAGGTTCATCTTCTGCAGGACGGCGTTGATGGCATCGTTCAAGCCCTGCAGTCCCTGGCCGGTGAGCTGGGTGCCCAGTCCGCCGATGGCTGTACCGAGTTGGCCCATGCCCGAACCGATCTGTGCCTGCTCCTGGCCCAAGGTTCCCAGCTGCGTCGCCGCCGTCGGCTGCAACTGAAGCAGCGCATTGCCGAGCTGCGATGCCTGGACCTGCGGCAACCCCGCCAGCGTCGCCGCACGGTAGCCGCCTCCCGGCATTCCCTGCGCCGCCTGATTAGTGGCGCCGCTAAAGATCTGTGACAGGTTGGTCGCCGTCGGACCCAGCGCGGCGGCGGTCTTGGTGGGATCGCCGGACAGAATCGCCTGCCAGTAGGACAGCGGGTCCTGCAAGGTTTGTAGACCCTGCTCCATGGTGCCAAAGCCTTGCTGCGCGCCCTGCATCCCCGCGCCCAGCACATTCTGCCCGAGCTGCCCCAGCTGCCCGCCGGTCGTCCCCAGCAGATTGGTCAGGCTGCGTTGCATCTGGGTCAGGTCGTTGCCTTGCATGCCCTGCGGCTGCAGACCGAAAGGCCCGCTACCGCCGCCGGTAACCTGTGTGCCGCCCCCGCCGCCTCTGCCGCCGATCATCGAGTAGATCGGGGCGAATGCATTGCTCATCGGATCGTTGCGGGTAATTTGCGTGCCGCCGCCGGTAGTGGGAAACATGCATCACCTCTTGCCGCGACGGCCGATGCGCCGCGCCGGAAAGCGGTCGCTGCCGCGCGGTCGGCCGGGATCTTTGGCATAGCGCCGGGGTCCGCCGGCCTGCGCCGCGCGCTGCTGATCGCGCAGCACCGCGGTTAGATCGACTTTGTCTCTCAATAAGCCCATTGATGCACCTCCTCGTTACGTGATAAGGTTACGTGATAAAAATGGAGATCTGGAAAAACACACCGGAAATCGAGGGCTACTACGAGGTCTCGGATCAAGGCAGAGTTCGGCGTATCCGCTCTGCAATCAGAACGTTCGCGGGTAAGATCCTCAAGCCCGGCCCCTGCGGCGGAAGAAAGAACGCCAAGTATTTGGCAGTGACTATCGTCCTCGCCAATAGAAAGCGCCATACCATGCTCGTCCATAGATTGATCTGCAGAGCCTTTCATGGACCCGCTCCCGAAGGAACAGAGGTTAGCCACAAGAACAACAATCGCCAGGACAATCGAGCAGACAACCTGGAGTGGAAAACTCACATAGAAAATCAACAGAACAGCATTGCCAACCTTTCGGCGGGCATCAAACGCGCTTGGGCCACACACAGGGAGACAATGCTGCGCATGTGGGATACCCGCCGCACTCGCGCTCGCGCCGCCCAGTCCCATTTAGGTCTGCACCTCCACATGCAGGAAGCCGCCAGAGGGCGCCAGCACCTGCAGTTCGCCGATGGGCGTGTTGTTGCCGGGGTAAGTAGACCGGTAGATGCGCGGCGGAGTTTCGCCGGTGAGCTGATAGGCGTAGTTTTGTGCGCTCAGGGGCCCGCCTAGCGCCGAAGCCGCCCCTACGAAAATCGGACCGTCATCCGCCGCAAGGCTGAATTCCGCGGACGAGCCAGGACAATTGGGAGAGAGTCCATACTGAATCAGCACGAGCAAGTTGGTCACTTCGCCCGCGGGAACGTACACCGATCCGCCGACATAGGGGGCCGGAATTTGAGGAGTCACCGGCTGCGCGCCGGCAGGTATTCTCGGCGCGTTGGCCGGCGGCGCTTGCCGGGGCGGCGCTGGAGGACTGCCGCCGCCCCCGGCTTCGCCTCCTCCACCCGACGGAGGCGATGTCTTGACGTTGCCGGGCGGAGGAGAGGACTTCGCGATGCGGTTGCGCTCCGCCGCCAGGATCTCGCCCAGCTGGTGTCCCAGGCCTTCGAAGCCCCGCTGGAGATCCGCTGGCAGCTGCGTAAGCGGGATCGCTAGTTTATCTAGTTCCGCCAACGCTAATTCCGCGACTGCCGCAGACGGAGCTGGACCCATCTGGAGCAAGGCCTCCACCCGGTCCGTGATACGGTCCAGAGTTTCCGCTAGTCCCGGCGGCCAGGGGGGCGGGGCCATCACCAACGGATGGGCCGCGCACTCCCGCAGATCTTTAATCACCTCGTCCAGGCGCTCGGTGATCTCGCAGGTCCAGACGGGCGGCGGGGCTTTGGTGTATTGATCGGTGATCGCAGTCATCGCCTGCACCAGCCACTGGAAGCTGTTCTCGATGCGCCGCGGCACTTCATCCAGAGTCTTGACAAGCTTGGCCGTTTTCTCGTCCAGCTCGACGGCAGGCTCGCTCGGTGAGCTAGGAGATGTGCTGTGACCGTTGCCGTTCTTACGGTAGAGCACGAGCGCCGAGACGCCAGCCGCCGTACCCAGCACGCCTACCGTTCCCATTAAAATATCGGTGAACATACTAGTCGTCCCGATTATCCCCCTATTTCACAAGGCCTGATCCCAGGATTTGCCATTCCAGGCATACAAGTGATGGTCATCGGACGCCAGAAACAGAAAGCCGAAATCCCTCTCGTCCAGCTCCTCGGGCCGAGGCCGGTTCACTAGAAGGTCGTAATAGATCCCGCCCGCGTAATACCAATCCCTGGTCGTAGACTGCGGCTTCAGCCGGGTCTGGTAAAACACCGTGGGCCGGTCGCTCTCAAACCACAGCATGCTCTCCGGCATGGACTGCGCTCTGGTCTGGATGCGGTCTTTGTGAGTGTCGTACTGAATCAGCTGCCTGACCGTGTTGGCCTGCTGGTTGACGGTGTCGCGCAGCGAATAAAGCAGCGAAAAGCCCTGCGTGATGCCGTTGATCGCGGCGCGCGGCAGATTGGCGCCCTTGAGCGAGGGGAACCAGCCGCTGGCGGGCTGTACCGGCTGGCCGGGGACCGGCGTGGTGCTCATATTCTGGCTCCTCCGTTGCTCCGGCTGAGATCGCCGAAGGGTTGCGCGCTGACGTAGGGACCGGTCGATCCCCATTCCTTGACGCGCACCGAACAGTCCTTGATGTACAACCGGAATAAACCGCAGCCCTCGACCCGGTAGTAGCGCCATTTGGCCTTCTGAGGCCGGAGCACCCGGTAACAGCGCACGTACTGATTGGGGGTCACCGGATCGAGCGGATAAGCATCGGTTCCGTACTCGGTCGTGATGTAGAGCGTGGGCGTGCCCGAGCCCCCGCGATAGGCGATGAAGCAGTCGCGCTGGTGATGCCAGGTGGGGAAGTCGTGATTGGTCGGCTGCGTCATCCAAGTAGCCACTAGTTCCGGCTCCGGCTCCCAGATCCACTTGATCTTGTCGTACCAGATGCGCGCCGGGCTGTTGGGCACGATCTGGATCTGGTGCGCGATGAACGGATCGGACGGCGAGTTGTTGCACGGGCCGAAGCTGAACGGGATGTCGTTCTTGCATAGATTCGGCGTGGATACCGGGCCCATGGTGACGCTCTGTCCGCAATCGGAATTGACCTGGAAGGTGACCGGGTTGCCGCCGGTCTCCATGGGCACCACCATGCCCTGCATGAATTTCGCGCCGGTATAGCCGAGGTCGCTGAAGAAGCTGTCGCGCGCCACCGCATCCGGCCAGGGCTCGAAGATCCAGTTGATCTTGAACAACTGCCAGGTCACCGGCTGGCCGTTGATGTCCTGGGGAGCGTTCATCTGCAGCTGCGCCTCGTAGCCAGCCTTGGGAGTGAAGGCATAGGGATGCTCGCTTTGGCCGTCGTGATTGATGGGAATTTGGGCGATCTGCGCGCTGTCCAGCAGCACATTGAGCAGAGCCGTCTGGCCGAAGGTGTTGGCCTCCAGGTTCATGCCCGTAAAATATTTGGCCCCCAGCGTCCCTAGATCGTCCAGATCGGTGGCGCGGAAGCTGATGATCTCCGGCTTGAGCACGTAAGACGGCTGCCATTGATTGAGCGTGGCCGAGAACTGGCCGTTCGCGCCGACCCAGTGAATGTCCAGGCCCAGCGTAGGGCTCATCAGCGCCGCGCCCTTCGCGTTCTTGAACTCGGCGAAGTCGAGCACGAACTGCGCGCGCACGCCGGGCTCTGCAGGCGGGGGGCAGAAATCGGGAACCATCGCAGTCTGCGATCCCGGCACAGTCACCGATTTCAGGGTGCAGCGATGAAACCCGGCCAGCGGATAGACGGTGAATTCGTTGAGCGGCGTGCAGTCGAGCCAGTAGTCGCCCCACCGTTTCTGAGCGCGCGAATCGCCCAGATCCTCCGCCCGCGTGATGAAGCGCGACTCAAAGCCGCGAGTCAGGCCGTAGTAGTCGAAGATGGCGCCGCCCCAGGAGACCTTGAGCGAGCCGCCGCGCGCCATGGGCCCGAAGATGGGGCCAAAGGGACCGGTCTGCGGATTGGCGTCGAATGCGGGATCGTTGGCTCCGATGTCGATGCCGCGCGCTATCGGGTTGATGGTGTGCGGGAAGGGCTGATCCAGGCTGACCCAGCCGCCTCCGGAGATGTTGACGGTGTCCCAAACTAGCGTGGACCAGTTGGAGATCGCGACGTTCGGATTAAACCGATCGGGAACGTTGGCGACGAAGTCGTAGTAGAGCAGGCCCTGGAACCAGCACAGGCGGTGATACTTGGGCTGCGTGTCATCGAGGTTGCCGACCTTCTCCGGATGCGCGGAGTTCGCGCCGATGAACGGCAGAATAGTTTCGGGAGCCAGGCCGGGGTTATTGTCGTGCGGGAAAAAGGCATACAAGGGATCGGTCAACCGCTGCAGACCTCCCTGGCTCCAGTCGTAGACGCCGTCCTTGCCTCTCCAGGAGACTGACTGATCGGCTAGTCCGTTGGACTGCACCGACAGGCTCCACTCCAGCCAGCAGCCCTTGGCGCCCGCCACTTCCGCGGTCGTAAACTGGCCGAAAATCGTGAGGCTGGGATAGATCTGGAACTGCCGCTCGGTGGACCAGCAGAACGGCTGGCCGTCGTAGACGCAACCAGTGACTAGTTTCTCGCTGGGACTAGTTACAATAATGTTGTTCACCACGTCGGTCGAATCAGGGTCGTTGCCGTTGGTCCAATAGAGCGTCCCCCTGGCGTTCGGATCGCCGCAGGCAAAAATAAACGACCCCGATTGACCGATGCCATACGGTCCCCACATGTGCGGCAGCGGTTGGCCGGCCATCAGCGTGCCCGCGTTGGTGGACCAGGTGACCGGACCCGGCGGGATCACGGGAGTGGCGCCGGGCAGCGGATTTCCCGCGGCATCGGTGGCCGTGCTCAGGTTATCGGCGAGTTCCAGGATGGTGTCGTTGATGACCTGATAGAGCGTGCAGGCGACGATGCTCCCGCCCGGCGCATTCACATAGATCACCGATCCCGGCAGCCATTGCAGGTTGAAGCGGTTGTTGTCGGTGGCCGTGATGATGTAAACGTTGCTGCCGCCCACCCGGCTCAGATCGGCCTGCCCGGTGCGCGCGATATCCTGCGTGACGAAAGGCCGGTACAGATTGAATCGGGTGAGTCCGGTCGAGGCGTCAGTAGCCTGCGGCGGAGCCGGCGCGGCTAGTAATTGCAAGTCGGAGATGTTGTCGGTGAAAGTAGAACCGCCCACTCCCGATCCGACCAGCGCCCAGCGGAAGATCGAACCGCCGAAACGGTAGACATCCACCATCACATTCGTATCCGGGACGCCGGTCAGGGGATCGATGGGTGTCTGTGGCAATGGCATGGTCACCTGTTGCATGTCCAGCGTCAGAGCCGGATGAGCCACGCTCCAGCGGGTCGCCGCGCTCGGGTTAGAGCGGGCTCCGGTCTGGAGACGCCGGTAGGCGAAGGCCCACTGGTAGTCGCCTTTCAGATTGCCGGCCCCGGTTCCGATGGAGTTGACCACCGATATATTGACCGGCGGGTCGAGTCCGATGGTCAGCGCCCGCGCCATCTGCGAGCCCTTGTGGTCGCCCGGATAGTAGCCCACCGTCGCCATCTGCTTGCTGTCGGCGATATATTTCCAGGCCACTGCCGCGCCACTGGGCTGCGCGTCGATGATGCTCAGCGGGTTGCCGCTGAACGCATACTCCCGTCCGCCCGGCGTGGTGACCGGATTCAGAGCGGCACTGGACAGCGTGTCCTGGTCCTGGAAGACGTAGAGCCTTTCATCGCCGCCTACTACGTAGGTGCGCCCCAGCGCGGGATCGAAAGCCGGAGATCCGTCCCCCTTCTTCTGCTGGTTGAGGATGTTCAGGCGCGAGATGGAGTGAACGTAGCTGGCATTAATTCCCGCGAAGGCCTCGGTATGGCCGTGCGCGGAGGAGACCGTGCCCTGCTCCAGCACGCGCACGTTTTTAGCCCAGGCGACTTGGCCGTCCTGGAGCTTTTCGACGGGCGCATTCCAGTTCATCCCCCTGTGCAGGAACGGTACGGGCTTGCGCTGAAACTCCATTACTTCACTTTCTCCTCGAGCGCCGCGATACGCGCTTCGAGCGCCTGTCCCAGAGTTATCGGCACGCCGTTCACGCGGAATTGGCCGCTGCAGTTGATATCCCCGTTCACATCGAGCCTCCAACCCCCAGCGGCGCCCGCAATGCCGATGCCCACGTTGCCCCCTCCCCGGCAGAATGAGACGTTGCCAGTAATCGTGTTGCTGTTGATGTCAACATCGACGCCATCGATGTTTAACGGCAACCACTGTCCCGCTGTCCGGTCATACGCCTGAACGATGCCTAAAGCACCTGTCGTCGGAGAGGGCCTTTGGTATGCCAACTCCAGGCCCTGGCCGGGTCCCGGCACCGGCAGATCATCGGTAATCCGGATGGTGCCTGCGGCCTCGAATACCGCCAGCGGCGCAGGCACTCTGACCCCCACGTTGCCTCCTGCCAGACACATGGTCACATTCCCGCCGGTGTTGCTGTTGAGCTGAACCAGACTTGCATCCATGACGATCGGCAGCCAGGCATGCGCCGTCCGGTCGTAGGCCTGAACGATGCCTAGTTGAGGGCTTGGCTGGTACACCAACTCCAGGCCGGAACCGGATGCCGGTATGTCAGACTGTCCAGTAACCCGGATCGTGCCCCCGACCTCCAACTGAGATTGCGGAACGACTGTACCGATGCCGACATGCCCTTGCTGGTCTATCAGCATGACGGTCTGGGAGGCGTCGGAAATCACGAGGCTGGCGTTGGAGTCGATGCAGATCGACATCCGTCCAGCCGGATTCTCGAAGGTGATGCAATTCTGCACGTGAAACGAGGGCGATGTGATCGAGGGCGATGTGATCGAGTTGGCTTGCAGCGACCCGATCTGGGCCGCGTCCGCGGTAAGCGAGTTTGCATGCAGCGAGGCGATCTGAGCCGTGCCCGCCGTAAGCGAGTTGATCTGGGCCGTGTTGGCTATCAGCAAGTTGGTCTGAACCGTCCCCACCCCCAGGAGCGAGTGACCATTGGCCTGAACATCCTTGCCCCAACTGTAGAGATCTTGCAGGCAGAGGTCCCCGATAGTCCATACCCACTCCTCCGCTCGGATCATCACGTCATAGCAGCCATCCGGGGCGTAGAAAAACCAGTAGCCGTTCTCGTTGGCCGTGAACGGATTGGCCATCGGCGTGGGCGGTGTCTGATTATCCGAGAAGAGCGTGGCCAGCGTAGTGGTGCCGTTGAGGTACACCGTGATCGTGGCGAAGGGCGCGCTTTCCTGAACCAGCGTTACGGAATGGATGCCGGCGGTCCAGACGACCCGCGCTCCCTGCTCTGCGAAACCCTGTGCGCGTTGCATCTATTTAGTCTCCCTGCGACGTAGGCCGGCTGGTAAAGGAGGCTTGGGCGGTGGCGGATTCTTGAGGTATTGATTTAGTGTGTTGAAATCAAGAATCTGCTGCGGGGTATAGTAATGCTCAGAATCCGGCCACTGCTTGAATAGATAGCCTCGAAAATATGCCGGCAGGCCTGTCATCTGATACCACTCGTCAAACGGTCTCTTCTCGCCTTCGTTTTTTTGAGCCCACTGATATTGCTCCTGGAGCATCGCTTGCTGTTTCGGCGTCAGGGATGTCTCAAAATTCCGATATGCCTTGGTGATCGTTGGATCTTTGCCGCGCGCCAGATAGTGGCTCACCAAATCCCCGGCCACATCGATTGGCCTTGTTTTGGGGTTAAATACCTCAATCGCTGCCCGCGTCGGATCAAAACTGTCCGTCTCTCCAGGTGGATAGAATTCCAGCTGGCGCGAATCTCCCGGCTGCTGCGGGGATACGCGAAATGCAGCTTGCCGCAAGTGATCCGCGATGCCCTGATATTCGTCTGCTGTCTGCTCTTGCAGAGAAGGTTTCGTAGGACCCGCCAATTGCGCCAGCAAGCCGAATTGCGGCGTCATATCCTCGGCGCCTCCGCCTGCTGCCGGAAGGGCGGCAGCTGCAGCGCCGTGCGGTAGAAGTGGGCCTTGGTCAGGCGGCTGTTCTCCAGCGCGGCGGCTAAATAAAAATTCTGGCGTAGCTTGTCGGTGGCCTTGAACTCGGCGCCTTGCATCTTGAACGACGCCAGATGAAACGCATAGTCGATCAGCGGATTGAGCGCGCCCCGGTCCATCTGGATGTAGTCGCTGTCCAACACCGGAATGGGAATGTTCGAGACCACGTCCATCATCACCGAGTAGGCGGTGTTGGGCAGCGGGCCGAACGCGACCAGATTGCGGTCGCACATGCCGGCGAACTGCGGCGCGCCGGTCGTCTGCTGCCAACTAGCCAGGAACGAATCCATCTCGAACACCGATCCGCTCCAGACGGGCACGCCGTTGATCTGGGTTTGCAACAGCGTGGGATTGTTGCGATACAGCTCCGCTGATTCCTGATAGCGCGATTCGGCGTACACGGCGCGCTCCGGATCGCGGGCCGGCCCATCGGCGCTGAACAGATCGCTCAGAGCGCCGAACACCATGCCCCACACGAAATCCTCGGGAATGTCCAACACCGTCGGCGTGTTCGCCACCTGGGCGGGCGTCGCCCCGATCTGCGGCCCGCTGGTCACAACTAGCGTTTCCAGCTGTCCGGGATTCAATGGCGGCGGATAAACTTCCAGACCCACCGGCGGTAGAGTGAACTTGCCCCAAACTAAAGGAGGATCGCGCGGCGCAAGGGAACCGGAATTGAGGAATGCCTGCATGGCGTACTCGTCGTCGCGCCACAACGTCGAGTAGACTCCAGCGGTGTTCTGCCAAGCGGCCCGCCGCACGTCCAGCACGCCTTCCGGCAGGAAGATGCGGGAGACCGACGGGCCGCTGGTGTCAGGGCCTACGAACTGGATATGGCGCGTGACGTTCGCGCCGGTATCAGTCAGCCAGCGGTTGATGCGGTTCTGCAGTGCGGAGACGATCTGGCCGAACGAATACTGCCCGGTGCCGGTCCAGTCGGGGGTGAGCGGCGGCTCCAGCAGAGAGGCCAGCGCCATCTTGATCACCTGGGCGTCGGTGACAAAGAAGCTCAGAATCCCTGACGGAAAATTACGGAGATCGTAGAACGCGCTGCCGCCTACTCCGCCGCTAGGGAAAATGGTGAAAACGGCGCGCTGCTTGAAAGCGCCGGTGAGCGCCTGCCACGTGCGGATGGCCTCGACGAGAAGATCGTCCAGCTCCGGCACCGTCCAGAAGACATACGGCCCCTGTCCCGGCCTGCCGTTGTCTTCGAGGCGCGCGGCCAGCTGCGTACGCGCCTCCCCCAGCGTGAGGTAGGTGTAACCCGGCGCGGCCATGCAGGCAAGCTATTTAACCTTCTCGCGGACAGTTGTCTCGCGCGGCTGAATCGGCGGCGGCGCAGCCTTCTCCAACTCCAACTGCGCCGTGTTCAACGTGAGATTGACCTCGGAGTTCGTCGGCGGCAATGTGTGCGCCAGCTTCACCGTGCAGTTGAGAAAATTCGGGTCGTCGGACACCTTCACGACCTCACCTTTGATGGTCACCTGATCGCCCACTTTGACGGGCCGCCCAAACTGATCATTAGGCATACTAATATTTCACTACGGCTCCCCCGTTGAGGGGCGAACGGATGGGTGCGCTCTGCCGGGCGATGCCCGGCCGGGTGGTGTTGGCGGCCACACTGGGATTCAACTTCGCCCGGTTTTCAAGCACCGCCAGGTTATTGCACATCGGGCTACGCAGCGGGCCGAACTTGCCGGATTCCTTCGCGCCCAGCGATGAATTAATGTTTTTCGCCATGCTTCTCCTCTTCCTCTGATTCCTCGGTTTCTTCGTCTTCCTCGCCCTCGGCGGGTTCTTCTTTGGGTTCCTTCTCTTCGACCGGCTTGGCGGCCTGCGCCGGAGACGACCGGCCCAGCGTGCCCTCCGCCGCCTGCGCACTCACCGACTGGTGGGGCAGGAAAGGCGTGGTGGTCTGGTGATGGCTGAACAGCAACACAGACTGGGTCATAGGGTTCGTAGCCATAGTTTAATAACCTCTTGGCAAAATGCTTGTAATGTCATGACTCTGAAGGAATTGGCCGCCGAGCGGGAACATAAACCCTTGCCCCTGCCGGAACGGGATCAAAGGGAACATTTCATCATCCTGCTTAAAGCACTGAATCATCGAGTCTTTGTATTCGGCCATCTGTGTCTGCCGGTACGCTACCCAGTTGGTCTGCTGCAGCTCGGGAAAGGTGTTGGTGTTGGCCAGCGCCCAATCGCTCGCCAAAGCCTTCGACTGGAACATGACCAGATCCGGCAACTCGTACGCCATCTGCGGCAGATCCTGGGCCGGCGACAGGTCCGGCCAGCGCGAGTAGTAACTCGCGTTGTAGGTCGTAAACCTCACCGGGTTGGGGTACAACTCGATCACCGGCTGACCCTGCGCATTGCGCATGTAGTTGGCCACGATATAAGCGTCCCCCTGCCCGCCGCGTTGCGGATCGATGGCATTGAGCTGCGCCTGGCTCCAGTAGAGATTCGGGCCGAAGATCGAGTAGCCCGAGTACTTGTTGGTGATCACCATGTAGCGGACAAATCGCAAATCCGGCTGGAAGTTAGAGAATGGCGGCGGCGCCGGCGGCGCATAGTAGCACTTGAGGACCTGATAATCCGCCTGCAAGGCAGTGTGCTCGCCATAGGGCTTATCGATGGTGAGGGTGTCGATCCCGTCCCATTCGATGATGTTATAGTTCGGACCGGTCGGCGTGCTGATGCCGTTGAGTGAGCCCACCCGCAACTGGCGTCCCACACCGAGCACGGGAGACGCCAACGGAGGATTGGCTAGCGCGATGGCGTTGAACGCTGCTGCGGCGGACGCATTCGCGATGACCTTGTTCGAGCCGAACGTGGCCGCGACCGATCCCCCGGTGATCGCATTGGGCACGAACAGTTGCGCATCGGCCACGAAGTGGAAGCTCCATAGCCGGGAGTCGCGGATGCGCGACCAGGAGCGCTGGATGACCTGCTGGGCGTGCAGCGCGGACATGCGCGGCACGGTCCCGACCAGCTCTGCCGTCATTTCGGAGAAAGCCATTACCGCTTCCTTTTGCCACGCCGTCTTCGTCTATGGCCAGCGGCGCCGCCCTGATTGGCGGCGATGTAGGCCCGGTTGGCGAAAGTCTCCAGCACCGGTCCCGCCATCCGTCCCTGTTTCTGTTTACCCAGATGCCGCGCCATAACTAACGTCCTCTAGCGAACAGCCGCACGGTAAACTGGCTCAGATCGCCGCTGGCCTGCCCGCCCGCGATGTCCATCCAGGCGAGCAGCGCCGAGCGGAACGAGCCGTCCGGGAGCTGCGTGGAAGGCGGCGGTGTCGTCAGCTCGGGAAACACGACCACGAAATAGCTGCCGAAGGTCGACCCCATGCCCACTACGAAATCGAGCGACTGCAAGCCGAAATCAGCAGCGGTGATCCGCTGGCCGCCGGTGATCGGCGTGATCGGGGGTCCAGGAGATCCCTCTACCAGCGGCGTGTAGCTGGCCGGCCCGCTCACGTCGATGATCGATTCGGGTTGATCCCCCGGAACTTTGGGATAGCCGTAGCGCGTCAGCAGAGCTGTTGCCATTTAGTATCTCCGCTTGCGGACCTTCTTGAATCCGACCTTGACTACTCTGCGCGGCATAGTTAAACCCTTTCGCCTCTTCGATGCCGTGCTCGAGCGATCCGGAATCCGCGCGCCATGCCGCGCCGGGCTCCACGGGCCATTGCTCTGCGTGCTCTTCGTCGTGCCATAATTCCTCCTTCTCAATAATTGAATCCGACTGCGAGATTCAGCTCCACCGGGCTGACCTGGTTCGCCACGGGCGCAGTCAGCACTGCGATCCCCAGAAAGTTCTTATCCAGCGTAGCGGCGGTTGCCGCAAAAGCGGGCGTCGTTCCGGCGGTAATCCCTACCGAAGCGCCAAGGGGTGCCGCAGCGCTGAACATCACGTTGGCGATGCCGCTGATCTGGATGAAGTCCCAGTTGCCGGGCGTCGTCGCATTCAGGCTGACGCCGGCAATTTTTCCGCCGGGAGTCGCAGCATTGGTCGTAACGATGTAGTGCAGCTCGTCCATCCAGAACAAAACCTGACCCCGGACGGGAGGCGCCGTATCCGCCGGGTTCAGCCGCACGTACTGGTAGACGCCGCCGTAGAGCGGCCCCACCGCCGGATCGGCGAACTGCACGGCCCACGGATTGGTGATGGTGAGCTTGCCGCCCTGGAAGCCGTCGTACGGCTGCACGATGCTTCCCGAGATCTGCGCCGTGGAGACGTTCACTCCCGGCGCGGGGTCGCCGTGCCGGTTGAGCTGATTTAAGTACGTCGTGGTGATGCGCGGATGCTGATTCTGCCCCAAAAATGCGGTGCCGCCGACAGGCATAAAATCCTCCTTAAGAGTTCACTCCATACAGTTGCGTGTTGCTCCACGGAGCGACGCACTCTAGATTGACGGCTGCTTTGAGCTGGCTAGCCACTCTCGTGTTGTCCGGCGCCCGGATGAAGTCCGTGGGATTGAAGCCGAACTCGGCGTCGTTGCTGACGCGGAATTTCCAGCGGCTGGTGTTGAAGAAAACGCCCACCTCGCCGACTTGCAGACTAGTCACCCCAGCCGGCGGGAAGTTGTTCGCCGGCGGCGCCGGAGGAGCCGGAGCCGTGTAGGGAATCATGCCGGTGAGGTTGTTGCCCAAGCCGCCATTCGCCGGATCGCTATACGGGAAGCCCAACGCGCTCGGGAAGTAGTCGTCCATCATCACGACGCTGTTCTTGAAGCGGAATCCGACCGCGCCGAAGTACGGGTCCTTCACCGACGCAGTGTCTTGCCCGAATCGCTGCTGCGGCTGAATGCGGTTCTCGACAAAACTGACAAAAGGCTTGTTGGCGCAGAACAGATCCGGCTCGTCAGTGCCGCGTTTGGCCAGGTTGTAGGCCGCATTAAAAACCGGATAAGTGATAGTGCCGGCGGTTCCGTCGGCCTTTCCGGCCCAGTAGACGTTGCCATTGAGCGCCTTCCTCACGTTGCCGTTTCTTAAAGCCGTGCCATAGGTGCTGTAGACGTTGCCGTCCCAACTCGGTACGAAGCCGTCGTTGATGGCTTCTGTCCAGCCATTGATGTTGATGGTGCGCGGCGCGATCTGGCCGTTCTGCTGGATATCCAGCGCCATGATGGCCGAGATCGTCTGGTAGGCATTCGCCATGTCGGTCTCGAGCAGCGAGAAGACCGCCAGCTCGCCGGTGTTGAGTACGCTGATGTCTTCCAGGTACTCGATGATCATCACCACGTAGTAGCGCGGATCGAACACCGTGCTGCCCAGCGTCTGCGGCTTGGTCAGGTTAAACCCGCCGATGCCTTTGGCGTACGCGCCGCCGTTGAGCGGATTGTAGAGGAACACGTTTCTGGTGAACGCGCCGCCGGTGAAGGGCACGAGACACTTCGCGCGGAGGTGCGCCTGGAGGACGCTGGCTAAGAAGAAGTTCAGCAGTGTTGCGGCCAGGATCGCTAGTCCTGGTCTTCTGAACGTCGCCGTTCAGCTCAGACTATCTCATCACTCTTTCGAGTGCCCCGCGCTTCGAGTCGCTTGACCCTACGGCTTTCGCCTAGTCGTTGCACCTTCCCTTGCGGGCTTGGCTCAGGATTGCCTCAATGAGGGTTTCCCTGAATTCACGGGGTTTAATGAGGACTGACATTTAATCCTCAATAGCCGCGTCATTGATCTCCGGAAGCGTCGTCGTGTTGATCTCATCAAGAAGTGGATCTGCCATGGAATCAATGACTTACGGACAATTTACTAGTTTATTGTCCGATTCTCCTTTCCAGCCTGCGCGATTTCATTGGCTACAGACTGACCTGTCCAATCTTTCTCCTTAAAGCGCTGATTGATCATCTTCGACTGCTGATAAAACATCTCCAGCGCTGCCATCTGATCCGGACTGCGTCCAATATTCCTCCGCCGAGGGCGTGTATCGTCGTAATGCTTCTGAAATTTAAGGGCCAGTTCGGCCTGTTCCCTCTTTAACACTAGGAACGGAAGCAGCTGCTCCAACATTTCGACCGCTTTTCGGCCATGCTTCCGCAAGTACCAATATGTTGAGTCGTGAATTTTAACGGTTGTAAGGTTGCCACCAAACAAATGAACCAATTGATCCATAGGTCGCCGATCACGCTGTGCCACGATTGCTTGCAATGCATAAGTGACATAGGTCCCCGAGGGACGCTTGTTAATTGGCTTCGCGATGCTTATGCAGCCTTCACCATCGAAAAATCCAGCCGCCCAAGCTACTTTCAACGCATCCAGCGACACATGCATGAAATCCAGCGAGTATTGCATCACGCCACCCTGGTTGGCTTGCGCTCGTCCGGAGCCCCCATGGGAACACCGGCTCCGCGCCGCTCTAAGAATCGTTTGCTGGCACGCTCCGCTCCCGACAATGCCTGCCGCTCGGCAGCGCTTTTGGTCTCCCGCATCTTGGGAACGGCCAGCGGCTCGGTTTCCTCGTGCACCTTGAACTTGTGATCGAAGATCTGGCTGGTCCGCAGCCCCTGCTGCTGCTCCATGCCCGGTCGGATGCCGGCCATAGCCGCCTCGGAAATCTTCGCCGCCTGCTCGGAATCCCACTTCTCGCGCAGCTTTTTCTCCAGGCCTTCGTCGTGGTGTTTCTGCCGCAACGCCGGGGCGTCGTATTTTTCTTCCCACAGAGCTTTAAGCGAAATGGGACGGCCGGCGCGGCCCCGCTTGTCGGCTTCGTTCAATAGCTCCTGCGCTTCCTTGGCCGTCATGCGTTTGCCGGTTAGTTCCCGATGCTCGTCGCGGATGTCGTTCCACACGATATCCAGTTGCGCCATGCCGCCCAACTCCGGCACCAGCTTTTCCGTCAGGTAGGCGCCGATATCGCGGGTCAACTCCTTCTTGAAATCCGCCAGCCGACTTTCGATATCCGTCGAAGTGTCCACCGGTTTGCCTCGCTGCTTGGTGTCGACCAGGTCCTGGTAATCGGGAATATCCTGATCGGAAAGTTGATACAACTCCTTGATGTGCTTCAGCCGGGCATAAGCCCCGGACAGGCTCTCTTTGTGTCCTGCGAGATCCCGCAGCACTTTGACCTTGTCGGTTTCCGCAGCCTCGAGCAACTGGCGGTACTGATCGACCTGGCCCTCCATGGTTTTGCGCTCGTCGGCCATGGTTTGACGGTCGCTGGCCAGAGCTTGGGTCTTAGTCCGGTAGTCTTTGTCGCGCATGAACCCGCCCACGAACTTGGTGGCGGTCTCATCGTTGGCCAGCAGCTTCTGCTCGAGCAGCGAATACAGTTCTCCGTCCTCGCCTACGGCCTCGCGGATGGTGGTCTTCAGCGTCTCTTTATCTACCGGCATCGTTACTCCTGGACTAGCCTGGAACAGCTGGAGCTTGTTCCCGCTCTTATCCACCGATGGTGGGAGCCGGAGGCTCGGGCTGCCCGGGACTGGTCATGATCTGCCGTGTCGCGGCGCGGAGTCCATCGATGGCTTGCCGCAGGCCGGTGCGAGCGGACTCCAGCGAAGGGGCCGCCGCCGGGAACTGCCGGGCGAGCTGGGTCATGGTGACTTCCGTCTTCATGACGGTTTGCAGCGCCTGACCCAACATGGCGGTCATCCCGCCGCCAGGACCCCCGCCTTCGGGGGTCGGGGCTCCTCCAGGACCACCCTCTTCGCCGGGCGCCATGCCCGCCAAAGTAGCGGGGCCCGGGGCAGTGCCGCCGGGAGGGCGGGGCGTATCATCGGGTGACCGGAGTCCGGATGGGGCCATGCTCGATTTCTTCTCTGCCGATTAGACACGGGCTAAAAGTTGAGGTTCAGGGGTCGCGCCGGCAACGGGAACCGGCCCGACCCCGCATTGCAATACCGGGTCCTTAGCGCCGTCGGCGACGGCCACCGCGACGCCTGCCTCTGCGTGCCATTCAGTGCTCCTTTCAGCCGACTGGCGGCTTGCGCCGCCTATCGTTACTCAGAGGGAAGCCGCTCCAAAAAGCAAAAGGCCCGTTGCCTGCAAGAGAACCATGGAAATTCCTGCAGACAACGGGCCTTAGCTAGCCGAAAAAATTCCGGAGCGGGCTTACCGTCCTAACCAGGACTATAGGCGCGAAGCGGCGGAGTTGTCAAGATTTGGTCTTCCACTCCGCCAGGCCGTTGGGCTTGCCACTGTGGAAGTTGATGGTCAACTGGCCGGTGCCCTGCAGACGTTTGATGTTCTCCATGGCCTCGCGGATGCCGCCGACCTCGAAACGCAACACCTCGTGCGTCTCCGAGCGGGCGCCCGGCATACCGGCCAACGAACGCAGCAAGCCATTAAGAGCGGGCTTTTTTGCCACGGCGGCCTTTGCCCTCTTTGCGCCGTTCCGCGAGCAGAATCGCAATGGCCTGTTTACGGGAGCGAACCTTGGGACCGCGTTTGGAGCCGCTCCGTAGTTTCCCCTCCTTAAACTCGTGCATCACGTCTTCCGATGGGGGCATATTTACTCCTATCTTTTCGACTCTCGGACGATGGGACGTACCCCGCCTTTGTTCTCCATCGTCGGCGGCTGGGCGCCGCTCGGCGGACGGCCGCGCCGGCCTCCGCCGCCCTGTTGTCCGCCGCCCAGGGCCTGCTGCATGGTGGCCTGAATCTGCATCCAGGCCGTCCAGCGCTCGAAGATGGTCTGCGCGCGGCGCAACTTCCCGGTTTCCCCATCCGGAATCAGCGGCGTCTCGCCGAAGTTGCGGATGTCGAACAGCTCGGCCAGCGTCCAGGGATCGATGGGAAACCCGCGCCCCTGTAGCTGGATATAGAACAGCTTGCGCGAAACCGAGTTGAACTCGTGCAGCGAATACGGCGTCACCGTGAAGGAAAAATTGTCCTTATGCCACCTCGCCCGCTGGAAGTGCGGGACGATTTCTCCCTTGGAGAAATAAGCTTCCCACTCCTCGGGAGCCCCGAACTTGCGCCGCATCTCGATGCTGCGCATGTCCGGCAGGCCCTGGCTCTGCCAGGCCTCCTCATCGGCGTAGGGAATCAGCGTGCCCGGCCGGTAATCGAAATCCTCCTCCGCCAGGCCGTCGGGACCGATCAGCTGCATCCGGCGGGCCGCCGTGTAGAACTGAAAGAAGCAGCTCTTCCACTGCTCGCCCAGGTTGCGAATGGACTCCTCCATGTTGCGCGACTGATCCTTGATGAGCGGACCCAGCTGCTCCATGAGCTTCTCGACGCTGTCGCCGCTGGGAAGCTGACGGGCGCGGGCTAAGGCCTGCGCATCGGCCACTCCCATCTGGTCTTTGATCATGGACTGCAGCATCTGCTGCGCCTGCAAGTAATGGGGCGGGAATTCGTACCACTGGAACGGCAGCAGCGGTCCGATCTGCTGCGCCAGGGGAACCAGCGAGAGGTCCAGTCCCACCACCTGGTTGGGGATGCGCGTGTTGATGGTCTGCGCCAGCGCAGCGGCCTGCGAATTGCGGTCGAAAGCGCGCGGCGGGCTCAAGCGCGCATTCATGGCGTCGACCATGCCGCGCCACATCTCCACGCTGGCCCGCTCCAGCGACTGCCCGTAACGCGTCACCGGAAACCCCAGAAAGTTCCAGGCCCAGTCATCGGCGCGCAGCTGCGCCAACGGCACCCGGGCGTGCCAGTAGGGCGAGGCCTGATCGGTCGGCTCGGGATTCACCACCACGCCCAGCAGGTCCGTGCCGACAGCAATGATCAGCCGCCGGTTGGGGTATAGCAGGCAGTCGTCGCGGGTGGCGCGGCGGGTGATGGGGGAGCCGTTGCGTTCTCCGATCTTGATCTCCTGGCCGACGTAGGGAACCTCGTAGCTCCAGCTGGTCCCCCAGATGCCGTCCGGTCCCCGCATCTGCACCGGCTCGCCGGTGTCGTTGACGCTGTCGTCGTCCACATAGATGTAATACACATCCACCATGGACCAGGGAGCGGCCTCCCGTTCGTAGCGGACTCCCTGCCCGAAACGCCGCAAGACAGCGGTGGCGAACTTGACCGCCTGACTGATCACGGCACCATGGCCGGCGCGGGCGTCGCGTCCCGGCTTGATCTCGTTGACGTACAGCGGGAACAGCCGCCATGCCTCATGCACCGGAGTCTCGACGCGCAACGCTACGGCGTAGGCTTTCTGCAGATCGTGCTGGCGGCCCATGCCGATGGGCAGTACGTCCAGCGGCCCGTAGGCGTCCCACACGATATCGCCGCGCCCCTTGTACCAGAAGTGCGGGTCGTAGCGGGTGCCGATGTAGCCGGTGCCCGCGATGCAGGCGTACTGCCAGGCCTTGCGCAGTCTCCGGTCCGCAAAGGTCATCCCCTGCCAGGCCATGAAGGATTTGTTGAGGATGGTTTCCTGTTTGCGGAACTCTTCGATCTCGCTCTTAAAGGCCGGGATGATGCGGATGTTGGTCTGCGCGGCGATCAACTCCTTGGCGTTGCGCACGCTCTGATCGGTCGTCATGCGCGACAGCGTGCCGACAGGCGTGGACTGCGATTCGCCGTTGACCAGATCGATGCCGTCCTGGATAAACGGGTAAGCCGACTGCAGGCGCAGGTAGCTGCGGCCGTCGCTGACGACGTCTTTGGCCCAGGCGAGGAGCGAGTCAGAGGTAGAGATCTCGCGATTTCCCCCGGGGTCCTCGAAAGGCGCGGGACATAAGTACGCCGAATCTACCGGCATACAGGCATTCTACGCTGCTAGCTTTTCTTTTCGCGCCAGCCGGTTTCCGGGCCGCTGTAGGAATTGCGGTTGCCGCTATCGAAACTGAGCACGTTGATGTGGAACTGCGGGTCGATGCGCGGATGCTGGCCCCGCCGGCGTTCGCGCAGTTTGTCGGCCCACTCCCGCACCCGGCGCTGCAGGTTCTCGGCGCGGGTATTGCCGCGCAGTCTGCCGAGTACATCCTCCTCGTACCGCCGCTGCTTGACGCCCGCGTCATCCAGCGCATACCGCTGATCGCGCTGCGCCTCCAGTTTGCGGCGCTCGATGCCATTCATACGGGCGACGAACTGATCGGCCTGCCGTATGTTGGTGATCTCAATTTTGTGATACCCCTCGGGCGCCGGCTCGTTCGCCTGGCCGGGAAAGGAAAACTTCTCGGCATCGCTGTTGGACTGCCAGACCACGATAGTCTCGAAGCGCTGCGCGTTGCGCTCGTGAATCCAGCCATGCGGGCAATACGGGTATTGACCGATTTCGATCTCGTGGCCGCATTGGGGGCAAGGGGTCGTCATTTTTTCGGTGCTTCCACGATTTTGGTGGTGGGATAACGATAGCGAATTTTCGTCCAGAAATAGGTCCCTGCGCCGCCCGATTGCTGCATGTTGTGGAAATCCGTAATCGGTACACCCGCGTATTGATAGACCGCCCCGTTGTGGAATTGCACGGTCAGGGTCTCGGTGTTGGGATCGTAGTGATAGTTCTCCAGATGACTGGATTGCGCTATGGGCATGCGACCAGTCTAATTCCGGACGGTTCTGGATGGGTGGCCAACCCTTGAGTCGTTTCTACTCTGACGAAAATCCGCCCTCCTTTCTATTGAATTGAACCGTCCGGAAACTCAATACTCGCGCGACTCAAAACCCATGTCTGTGCGTTCCTGAGAGCCATAGACCCACTGCGCGTACTGGCGTTTGGGCGCTTTGTTGCGGGCTGCCGGATTGCGCCCGCTGTAGGCGGCGATCTTGGCCGTACGAAAGTAATTGGCGTCCCACTTGTACAGGCTCACCAGGATGAAACCGAGAGCCATGATGCGGTCGTCGAAGCCGCCATAGCCCGCCTTGAGCGACTGTACGAACTGATCGCCCTGCAGACTGGCCATCTCCTGCACGAAAAACGGCGAAGAGATCTCGATATCCCCGTCGCGCAGCATCTTGACCAGCATCTCGATCATGCCGTCCCGGAACCAGGAGGTCGTGTACACGCCGATCTTGTTGTATTGATTCAGCCTCTGGTGGCGGCTGTCCAATTGTTTGTCGTTCCAGGGGTGAAAATTGCTCCATCCCATCTGTCGGATTAAATTTTGAGCCATATCGCCATGGCCCTTGCACTCGATGGCCAGGCGCGGCTGCTGCATCTGCCCCTTGTCGTCCGCCACGGAGTAAAGTGTTCCCAGGGCCAGCGCGAACGGCCAGCTATCCAACGCGTTCATCTTCCCGCTGGCGTACTCGAAGACCTGCTTGGTGGGCCCGTTGATGCTTCCCTTGCGCAGCCCTTCGAGCACGGTGCGATCCTTCTCGATGCCGTCCGAGGTGTCCATACCGATGCCGTAGGTTTCGCCTTCCACCGGCATCTCCCAGAGATAGATCTTGTCCGTCCCGCTCTCGAGCGGCCAGCCGTCAAAGCGCAGCGGGACCAGGTCGAACTCCAGCGGATAGGAAGTGGTGCGTTCGCAGCGCACCGTGAGGGTCGGAAGATTGGGGTTGCGCAACAACTCGGAGGGCTGCAGGCGCGGGTTGACGATCTCCGGCGCGCCCACCAGGCCGTAGGCGCCGATCAGTTCCTGGCGATGCGCATTCTCCCGGTAGAAGGTAATGGTCTCGGTGTCGAACACGCTGATGTTGGTGGACTGGAAGGCCTCGTCGTCGTTGGCCGGCATCTCCTGCAGAAACTTGTTGAGGCGCCGCTCGCGGATCGCTGCGTCGCGCTCGCATTCGTAATACCAGATCTGCTCGAGCGGCATCTGCCAGTCGCGGCCCAGCCGCGCATACAGGTATTCGGTTTTGCGCACATACTGCTCGGCGCCCTCGGCGTGCGCGGCCGCCCAGGGCAGCATGCGGCTGGAGTAATCTGGGGGCACCGGATGCGCCCGCAGCCAATGCTCCTTCGGGTACAGTCCCCCGACGAACCACGGCAGGAAAAGCGGGCGCAACCGGCTTCTCCGTTCCGGCCACCCGGCCTTGGCGCTCTTCCACTTGTCGTGCCACCAGTTGTTCATTCCCTTGGCGGTGGATTCGAGCGCCAGAAACGTCTGCGGCGAATCGTGCATGGCGCGCAGCAGGGAACTGTCGATCAGGTCGCTGACTTTAAATTCGTCGAACTCCGCCAGCTCGCTGATATGGGCTTTGGTGGGCGTGGTGCCGCGTGCGATGCCGGTGGTCTGCTGGCCGTGCTGCAGGGTCAATGCACTGCCATTCATCAGTTCGAGAAATTTATTCTCCCGGCGGAACTTTTCCCCCGGCCGCATCCAGAACGGCAGCCGCTCCAGCACGAAGTCGAGCATGTCGAACAGCAAACCGGTCTTATCTTCCGTGGAGCTGGCGAGAAAGGCGTTGGTATGGGCGCTGAACAGCACGGCATGCAGCAGGATCAGGCTGATCACGCGCGACAACCCCAACTGCCGCGCCTTGAGAATGATCAGCATCAGCGCC